CAGGAGGAAATCGGTCAGCCCCGGGAGGCGCACGGACACTACGCCCGGGATCTGGCTCATCGCAGTGATGAGCTCGCTCACCGGGAAGACGCCCGTTGTGGATGGCGGGAGAATCACGCCACCGATGTCCACGGCACCGCAAAAGTCCTGGATCGCGTTCAGTACCTCGCTCTGCCGTGCCGGCGTGTTGAACGCGCTCAGGATGTGCACCGTTCCGACCGGGTTCAGTTGGATGGTCGGCGGCGCCACGGCGAGCGGATCGCAAGATGGGGAGCATTTCGCGTCGAGCTCCGCCTGGACGTTCGAGACGTCGGTCGGTCCGGCTGGGCCGGTCGAAGTCGCGACGTACACGTCGAGAGTGTGCGGCCCTCGCGGGTTCGAGTCGTCCACCTTGACGCGCTCGATCCCCGCGACGCTCCGCGCGAGGAATTCGTACCCGTCCGCGGGAAGCGAGATCTGATTCAGCGTCGTAATGCGGGTGCGATTCCGCTGCCGGATGGAAGTGATGCTCTCCTCGTCCGAGCCCGCCGTCGTGTACCAGGGCGCGCCACCAACGCCAGCAGGATTCGTGACCGTTACGCCCGCGAGCGACGAGCGGAGGTGCTTGATCGCGCCGTTCGCGACGTTGCCTGACGAGCCACCGAGGACGGCTCGAACCGTGACGGTCAGCGTCGCTCCGATGTTGAGCGAGCCGCCTGTACGGTTCTGAAACTCTATTCCAGCGTCCGTGGCGACGAGAACTTCACCGACGCCGATGGTGTAATTCTTAGTCCCGACGTTCGTGAGAACGCACGGGCCCACGGTGTTGACGGCAGGATGCTGAATGTTCTGGTAGTTCGACCGGGAGAGCTCGCGCAGAGGGGTTCCCGTCGCGAAGTCGTTCAGGGCGAAGTCGACCGTCTGCCGCACGGTCTCGGTGAGGTCCGACCATACGGTCGAGAACGCGCGGACGAATCGGTACTGCTTCGAGTCGAGCGCCCAATTCGTCGGGGTGAATCCGAGCGCGCCGAGCTGCCCGAGCACGAACTCGATCGCCTCGGTGCGCTTCAGGCGCTTTCTGAGTTGGTCGACACCGACGGTCATGCGGCTTCTTGGAGGTTGAACTCGACGAGTTTCACGGCAGCCACGGTCACCGAAATGACCATCTCGAACGCCTCACCGCCCGATGCGACGACACCGATCGTCACCGTCAGCGTGGAGCCGTTCTGAACGACCTTCGCGGTAGCGCTCGCGACGCGTTCGTCCGCTTTCATCTGCTCGACGATCTTCTGCTCGACCTCGCCCGCATCCACGACGTCGCCGACCACGAGCGTGAGGTCGTAGCCGTTCGTGGGCTCGTCCTCGGCGGTGCCGGGGATGTTGCCGAGGCGACAGCAGAGATTCTCGGCGAGGCAGCGCAGGCCCGAGACGAATGAGAGCTCGGCGTCTAGGTCTTCGATGCCGCCGAGGTCTTCGCCGTAGTCGGGCATCAGGCGGCCGTGGCGAAGGCTTGCTGCGCGGCAGCCATCGCGCCCCCATCCGACGCCGCGAAGATCCAGGCGACGCAGCCGTCGCCGCCGTTCCCCTCGGGGAAGCCGTTCTCGGTCGCCGCCGCGAGCTCGTCACCGAGGTCCCGCACCGCGCCGGTGTACTGGTAGGCGTGGATGCCGGGGGTGCCGAGCAGAAGGCCGAGGTCGAGCGAAAAGTCTACCGACGCCTCGAGCAGCGCCTTGATCTCGGCCGCGAACGAAATGCTCGCGTTGAAGTGACCAATGTCCGCCTGAATCTGCGCGATGAGCTTCGCGACGGCCGCGAGCTGGAAGCTCAGGCCTGGAAGCCCGAGGCTGATCGCCGCTTCAAGAGCAGCAACCAGCTTCAACGCTGCTTCGAGCTGGGCCGTGAGGCTCGGGGGCGTGAGCACGAGCGAGGCTTGGAGCTTCAGCGCGGCCGCGAGCTTCGCGTTCAGGCTGGGCAGCACGAGGCCCACGTCGGCCTCGAGCCGTGCGCTCGCAGCGAGGCCGGCAGCAAGGGCAGCGTCGAGCTCGACCTTCGCGCGCCCAGCGATGGGCACGCAGTTACCGAGCGTGAGGGAGCCGAGGTGGACGAGCATCGGGATCGTTTCAGGGGATCAGGAACTTCGGATTTCCGCCGGCGACGATGGCCGTCACGCTTCCCGTCGGGAGGGTGGCGGTCCCGCTGAACGGGAGGCCGCCAGGCGGCGTCGGTATCGGCGGCGGGGGCGGGGCGCCGGGCGCTTGTGTGAAGCCCTCGAGCAGGCCCTCGACGGTCACGACGTCGGGAAGGAGGACATCGACCGGGTAGCCCATGCCGGAGACGCTCGCCGCGCCCTCGTCGACGGCGACCAGGTTGGGCGCAGTCCCTGCCTCCCACGCCGAGATATACGGGCGTTTCGGGTCACCCGACTGAAAGCCAACGAGGCACCGCGATCCCTGCGCTCCGCTCGCCCTGGTGGCAGGAAGGCCAGCAAGCGCGAAGAGGGGCGGAAGGCCTCGCCCTCGTATCGACTCGTCGTCGGGCGTCACGTCCATCGAGCCGTCGGCGTGCACGAGCTCGACGGTCGCGGGGTAGTGGCGATGAAATCTGAGGTCGCGGCAAACCCACCGGATGAACGCCGCGAGCTTTTCGCCGATCATGCCTTGAACCCCGTTGCGCCGCCGTCGATGAGCCCCGAGGCCGAGGTAGTGATCGTCATGGTGCCCGTGAACGCTCCGACCGGCGTCACACCCACGACCGGGACCGTTGGAGGGAAGAAGACCGTGACCGGATCTCCGTCGCGCGCGATCGGCCTGTCACCGTTGTCGAAGGCGATTTCGTCCACCGCCCCGGGCTCCCAGAGCGAAGCGTATGGCCGCGCCGGGTCTCCGGCCTCGAAGCCCAGCAAGAGCCTCGCCCCTGCCTTCACTTTCACGCGGAAGCCAGGAAGGCCATGGCGTATCGGGACAGCTTGCAACCCACCCCCGCGGATCGCTTCGTCGTCGGGCGTGAGATCGAGCGTGCCGTCATCGGCCTGGCGCTCGACCGTGCACGGGTATTGGGCGTGATAGCGGGTATCCCGCATCACCCAACGGATGAACGCGGCGAGCGATTTCCCGAGCGTCACGCATCGACCCCGAGCATCTCGAGCGCGCCTCGCACGGCCGCGGCGGTCTTGTACCGGAGCATGAGGTTGTCGCCCGGGGTCCCGGTCTCACCGAGCGTCGAGGTCACAGCTACGTCGACGGCTTCGATGGCGAGGTCGATGAGGTCGTCGGCCGCGCGCGCCCGCACGGTCGGCGGGTTGATGCTCAGGAGTCCGCGAGCTCGCTCCGATCCGGAAACGGTGCGTTGCGGCTCGAGCCCATCGATGCCATCGATCACGCACTCGAACGACCCGCCCTCGAGCGTCACGGTCGCGCGTGGCCAGTTGGTTCGGTCCCAGGTTGCGGTTGCCATCAGGCGGCCTCGAGCCAATACGTCGCGCGCAGGTCTCCGCCCTCGACCCGATACTCGACATCACCCACCCGATCGCCGTTCACGGTCGAATCCGGCAAGAGATCGAGCGCGTCGAGCGCCACGTGAACTCGCTGGCGGGCAGGCTCACGGTCGAGCTCGACGAGACCATCGGGCGTGGCCCGGTTGAAAGCAGGAGCGCCCACCCAAACGGTGCCGGCGGGAAGCACTCGCCACGTCGCATCCACGGCCTCGAGGACCAGCGTGAGCTGCTCGGCCGCCGAGCTCGCGGCGGTCGAGGCATTGCCGGCGCGGGTCCAATGGTCGATTCGCGCCCGGAGCGCCGGCGCCGTCAGGGCACGCTGCGAGAGCGTTTCCTTCGCGTCCGCCAGGATGTCGAGCACGACCGTTCGCACGATCGTCCCGACGTACGACTTCGCGGGCGCGGGCAGGCGAAGGCCGCCAGAGCCACCCACGACAACCGCCGTGCACACTTCCGCGACGACGCCCGACGTGAGGATCTTTCCGATCCACTCGTTCTCGCCATCCGAAATCGTTGCCTTGCCGGACAGCGCGTCGATCGCGCGGGCACTCACGTCCGCTACCCACACGCCCTCGAGGGGCGACCGGAGCTTCATGCCGAGAACGGGTGCGCCGTTCAGGGTGATCGAGCGTGCCACGCCTCATCCCCTCGGATCGGGCATGTTGTCGTGCACCGACCCGCCGCTCGGGGGCGCACCGGAGCCGGCGACTCCGTCGTCACGGAACGGAATCCAAGCGCTGGCGTCGTCTTTCGGCTTCTTCTTCTGATCCTTCACGTTCTTCGAGAGCGCCGCATCGGGGAGCCACTCGAAGGCTTGAAGGTTCCACACCCAGCCCTCTACCGGATCGGGGTGTTCGATGTCGCAATCCCCGAGCACCACCGCAGTGACACCAAAGTAGTTGGCTGACTCGTGGAGGATCTCCAGCGGATCCATCGGATCGCCACTGGCCTTGCCGATGATGAAGTCGCGCAAGTCGTCGGCGAGCAGCCGATCCTCGGCCGTGTCGTTGATGACGATCTCGATGTCGAGCTCCCTTGGATCGGAGCCCACGTCTTTCAACCCGGCTCCACGCTTCCCCGTAGCCTTCCGCTTCTTGATGCCGGTCGGCAGCTTCAGCTTCACCCGCGCCATGCCCGGGATGCGTTTGCCGCCGAGGACGAGCGTGTCCCAAGTCCCACGCTCTTCATCTGCGGAACTCCAGGAACGGATCGGCATCGTTGCACGTGGCTAGAAAAGTGGACCGACGATCGGCTCTCGTGGGATCGCGCACTCCGCCAGGCGATCACCCAGGGAGGGGGGCAAGCGACGGGAGCGGCGCGAACGCACGCGACCGTCGGTCCATGCTTCATGCGGCGCCGACGGTGCGCGCGAGGTCCGAGACCTCGTCCTCGAGCGCGCGCCGTACCCGCACCTCGAGGTCGTCGGCGAGCTCGGCGGAGCTCTGGCCGGGTTGCTGGGTGATCTGGAAAACCGGAGCGAAGCGCACGCTCACGGAAGAGCCCCCGGGTGCCATGTCGCCGGCACGCGGACGATCCGCGAAACTCGAAGCGACAGGCCCAACCTGGGCCTGGGCGCGTGACGTTACCGCGTTGTCGTTTGCTGCGAGCGTCACCGACCCGCGCGCGAGCCTGTCGATCGCACTGCCGACATCGATCGACTCGATGCCTCGCCTCAGTCCGAGCGAGATGAGGGTGCCCTTTTCCTCCATCGCCTTCGAAGGGCTGCCGAAGTTGAAGATCTTGCCAAGCTTGCCCATGATCGCCGCGCCGACGCGTCCCGCGACATCGGAGACCTTGGTGATACCCGCCTCGAGGCCGCTCACGAGGCCGTCGATGATCCGCGGTCCCCACGTGGCTGCCGCGTCGATGACCTTGGAGGCCGCACTCCGAACGACATCGAAGGGCTTTTGGATGGCGTCCCCCAGGCGAAACAGCGCCGGGAGGATCTCGAGAACCAGCGTGGTGAGCTTGCCGAGCATCCCGACGATCATGCCGAGACGCTTCCCCCAACTCTCCGCCGCCTTTGCCACCTCGGGTTTGGCCAGGGCCGAGAGGAATCGGTCGAGCGATTCCCCCATCTTCGGGAGATCCTTGCTGAGCTCGCCGCCGAAGCCCTTGAAGAAGCGCTGGGCGATCGGCGTCACCTTTTCGATGAGCTTGCCGATGAACTCGAACGCCTGCCCGAGACCGGTGGCAAGCCTGTCGATCGCCTGCTGCCCCTCTGGGCTCGTGAGGAATGCATCGAGCTTCGCGGCGATGGGCCCGATAGCTCGCTCGATTTGCGGGACCATCTGCTCACCGAGGGAGACCATGAGGTTCTGCCCTCGTGCCTTCAGGCGGCCGGCCATGCCCGTGAGCGTCGTGTCGGCGAAGCGTTTCCCTGCCTCTCCCAACACCTTCGAACCGGTCTTCTCTTGGACCGCTTGGAGGATGGCGGAGATCGCCGTGTCGGCGTCGATCTTCCCGCCCTCTTGCAGCTTCAGCACTTCGGCGTTGCTCGAGACGCCGAGCAGCTTCTGCATCTTCTGACGGATGAGGTCGATCGAAACCCCAGCGTTCGCGAGCTGGTTCAGCTCGTCGCCCTGCAGGATTCCCGTCCCCTTGATCTGCGTTATCGCACGAATGGCGCCGGCGACATCCTCGCCACCGGCACCGATGACGCGGAGGTCGGCACCCATTCGGATGATGTCGCTCGCGAGTTCGGGGTTGAACTGCGCCGCGAGAAGCTTCTTGAAGTTCCCCGTCGTGTCCTGGACGTCCATCCCGAACTCGACGGCGAGGTTTCGCGCGCGCTCGAATAGTTTCGCCCCGGACGCGCCGTGCTTCGCGAGCGCGTTGAACGCGAGCTCTGAGTTTTCAGCGAACGTCGTGAATTCGATGACGGTTGCGATCGCGCCCTTGCCGAGGTCCACGATCGCGCCGAGCGCGCGCGCGGCGCCGTCCGCAATGAGGCTGCCAATGGCCACGCCCTTCACCCCGAGACCGCCGAGCGACCTTCCGGTGCTAGTGCTCTGAGTCTCGAGCTTCTTGAATCCCTCGGTCGCAGGACGGACCTGCTTTCGCGTGAGCTTGTCGATCCCCGAACCGATGCGACTCAGCGGTCGACTCATCTTGTCGATGAGCTCGAGTACGAAACGAGAGCGGTTAGCCAAAGGTCTGCCTCAAAATCTCTTGAACGGATTCGTTGATGCGGTCGCCCCACGCCCTCGGCAGGACGCCCTCGGGAACCATCTTTCGCGCGACCATTCGCTTCGTGCCCTGCTGATGAAAGTCAGCGTAATCGACCGCCGGCGCGATCGTCACCGAGGTGCGCCCCATCTTCTCGACGTGCCAACCACGGCGTAGCCTCGCCGTCTTTCCGACGAGGACCTGCCTGCCATCGGGGCGCTTCTTCCGCTCCCAACGCCGCCCGGCCGGATCCGTCTCGCTGCGAAACCCATCCTGAACGAGGCCGAGCAATTCTTCGGCGACGCTCTTCGTGATGCGCCGCATGAGCACGGCGTCGCGGCCCACCTTGCGGCGGAGCTCGCGCAGTGCTCGGAGATCGGCCTTCAGTCGAATCATCGGCGTCTACGTCCCGGTCTCTTCTTCGTGGCCCGCCTGAGCGCCTTGTCGTACGCGACGACCCAGCTCTTCAGGTAGCGGACATTGTCGTAGAATTCGGCGGTGTGCAGCGCGCCGACGTGCGCTTCCTCGGTCTCGGGCCTGTGCAAATAAGCGAAAAGCGCCCGCGCGGTTCCGTACAGGTACCGTCGCGAGCGCTGCCAGGCCTCTATCCTTTTTTTGCGATGATTTCGACTTCAGAGCCCGCGAGCTTTTCGAGCTCGAGCGCGATCGCTGGCGGCGCAGCCGGGTACCGGTTGAATGCCTGCTCGAGCACGTCTGGGCCCGGCTCGACGAGCGCCTTCAGGCAGAGCTGCCGACTCCAAAGGACGCCCTTCGAGCGGTCCTTCTGCATCTGCGCCTGAAACTCTTCGTAGTCGGTCTGATTCGGGCACTTGAACGCGAACTCTTTGCCAGAGAGCTTCGCGTAGATGAGATCGCCGTGCTGGGCCTCGAGGCCCTTCTTCGTATCGTTGTCCACCGTTCACCTCCCTTGGTTGATGGTGGGTTTTCACCGGCTATGGCCGGATGAATCAAATTCGCTGGTTCCTGAACGGCTTCTTTCCGTCGAATGTGCGGTACAGGAACGAGATGGGGAACGACGTCTGGACGCCCTCGGGCCCGTCGCCCGGGTCTTCGTCCACGTCGAGAATGCGACACGAGACGAGCTCGCGCGTGATGCCTGGCTTGTTCGGCGCGATGTAGCGCACGACGATGTTGAAGATCATGTCGGAGAAACCATCTCCGAGGTGATTGATTAGGGCCTGCGCTTCCTCGACGTCGTCCGTCTCGAGCGAGCCCTCGCCGACTTGCATCTTGCCGCGTGTGCGCCCGAGCACCTCGGGCACCGAGGCCGTTTCCCCGATGATGCCCTCCTCGATGGGCTGCGAGTGCGTGACCTTGAAGGTCGTGAAGAGGCGGCGTCCGATGCGGATCTCGGTGCCGGATTGGCTGTACTTGAAGCCCCGCGTGTCGGGGTAGAGGGGATCAGTAGTCATTGACTCCTCACGTCTGGACCGGCTGCGCGAGCACGAAGCTGAAGGTCGTCGCGATGTTGTCCACGTAGGCGAGCGAAGTGATCGCCACTTGCGACAGCAGGAGACCCGTGGAGAGCATGTTGTTCGTGAGGTCGACCGTGTAGCTCACGGCAGTCACGTGACCCTGCTTTCCGCCGGCGTTCTTCGGCTGGCGCAGCAAAGCCCGTAGGCCTTCGTTCACATCGGTCTCGAGATCGGCGGCGTCGCCTGGGTCGATGCGTCCCGTGCCATCGACGAGCGTGAAGAGCCCTTCGCCGATGAACTCCGTCTGCTTGCCGTAGACGAAGTTGCAGGCCGTATCCATCACGCGACGGTGTGGCCAGTAGCGGAAGTCGCTGCCCGACTGCGACTTCAGGTGTCCCTGGGTCGCGAAGAAGCCGACCTTGTTCGGCCAGGTCCGGAGCGTCGAAACCTTGATGTCGTTGAGACCGGCGTCTTGCAGGTAGCCGTCGTGCGTGATCGACTTCGCGCCAGGGATGGGCCCGCCGCGCACGCGCTTGAGATCCGTCGAGATGAGGCTCCGCGCCGCGAGGTAAGCGAACGCGCTGTTCACGCGACGTTGCGGCATCGACCAACCGGGGAAGGGCTTCGCGCTCGGGCCGACCCACCCGCCGTAGGAGCCGAGCACGCGAACGCCGACCTGCGAGGTGAAGCTCGTGAGGACGTTGGCCGTCGTGTCGTCACCCACGTCGCACATGCCAGCCTTGTGGCGGAAGTTCGTGGACGCGAGCGCGGCGAGCTGAGTCTGAAGGCCGGCGAATTGCGTCGCAGCGGCAGACGCCGTTGCGTGCTTGCCGGCCGCGTCGACGTAGTCCCAATCGAGACCCGGCGCGGCGGCAAGGGCGGCGAACGCGGTACCGAGGTTGGTCGCGTTCCACATCGGCGCTGTGCTCGTCCAGGAATGCGTGGTGCCGACGACGTGCGTGCCCGACACGAACGTCGCGGTGATTCCGGTGTTCGGGATGACGAACGAGCCGCCCGACGGAATGATGATGGTTTCGGACCAGGTTTCCTGGTTGTCGAGCGTGTAGCGGAACTTCCCGACGCCGAGTGCGCCGCCTCCCACGATTTCGATCCGAGCCTGGTAGTCGTCGTTGGGCGTGCCCGAGACGGTGACATCGGGACCCGAAGGACCGGCCTCGGTCACCGTCGAGTTCGAGCCAGCGACCGAGCAGGTCGTCTTCATGAACCGCACGGGTCCGCCGACGTTCGCCAGCACAAAGGCCGCGTCCTCGACGGCCGGCCCCTGTCCCTCGGTCGCCACGAGATCGGGAACCCGGCTGTAGGTCTTCAGGACGTTCTCGGAGCCGCCGGAGCTGTAGCCGAGGAACAACGGGATCGACGTCGCGGGTACGACGACATTCGTCCCGAATTCGTTGATCGTGAAGGCTTGTGCCGGAATGGGCATCGATCAGACTCCAGTGGTTTCGGCGCGCGCCTTCGCGCACGCCTTCGCGATGTGCTCGGGAACGCTCGTATCCGGGCAGCCGGGCGCGAGCGCTCGCTCGTGTGCGGGGACTGCCGGGTACTCGCCAGCGGCTGCGAGCGCGGCGTCGAAGTCGGCTTCGGACAGGCGGAAAGCTTTCGCAGGGTCCTGCTCGTCCTGGGCGTGCTTCGTCCAGCCGTGAAGCGTTGCGGCCTCGTAGTAGAAGCCTTTCGCGTGCGGCTCCACCCAAGGCTGCTTTTCGCTCGGCTCGAAGAGCAAGCCCTTACGGTGGGCCCACTCTCGAGGTGTGAGAAGATCGGCGCTTGCCGATGCGGCCGGTTGCACCGGAAGGATTTCGGCCCTGGTGGGCGCTGGCAGCGGCGGCAGTGCGCCCGCCTCCGCGTCGCTTTCAGAACTTCGATTGCGAGGCATGATTCTCCCTGTCACGTGAACGTGTTGTCGAGCTTGCAGGTCTCCTGCTGCCCGGTGAGCCGCACGAGCTTGCGGGTCTCGTAGATGACCGGCAGATTGAATCCGATCGTCAACATCACCGCTTGACCGGTGACGCCGTACGACGCTCGTTCTTCTTCCTGAGTGATCCAGCGCTCGAGCTCGTAGACGACGTCGTGCGCGAACATTCGGAACGTCGCGCTGATAACCGCTTCGAGGAGCTCCTCGACTTCGTCGATCGCTGACGGCTCTTCCTTCTTGTCGCCTGCGATGCAGATCACCATCACGCGCGGCTGCCGTCGCACACACTCGAATTGACGCGTATCGACGTTCGGTTGCGTGAGGCTCGCTTCCGGCCCGGGCTCGATGGGACCCGCCGAGCCCGCGACCTTCTTCCCTCCCGGTTGCCCAGCCTCCGCGATCGGCCCACCCACGGGGATGAAGCAGACGCGGCGGCCGCTCTGATGGTTCTGGGCTGCGAGGCGCCCGAAGACGAACTTCACCGAAGGATCAGCGAGGGCATCGAAAATCTTCTGACAGTTCGCGCGGAGCTTCGCCACCTCTTCACCACTCGATCGGAGGGTCGCTCGCTACTGCGAAGGCGCGCTCTTCGACTTCGGGTGTCGCGTCCACGATGCCCGGCGGCACGATGGTCCCCTTCGAGACGCCGATGAGCCACTTGAGCGCGTTCTTGTGGCCCGCGTCGATGATGTCGTCAGGGCCGAGCGGTTGTCGCCCTCGAGCGCTCAGCAAGTGATAGACGGCGAGCCTCGCGCCGTGAAGCCGTACATCGGGGCCCCACTTCGCGAGCGGAAGCGTGAAACCGCCCCCGAGGTACCCGTCCATCTCCGTCGAAGCGACGATGCAAAACTCGGCGAGGGCGTTGTCGTCCAGGTCATCGAGCGCGCCTGCCTGAATGCCGAGCCCGCGCACGTGCCGCGGTTCGGCGTAGAGGACATGGGCCGTTCCGACGACCTGGAACGTGAACGAGGGCGAGCCAGAGCCCTCAATCGTCCACGAGACCCGCACGTAGCGGTCGAGGTCGCCGAAGTGCTTTTGGACCTTGAGCTGCCCCGTCGATGTCACGGGCGGGAAGCTCCCGACGACGCGAAAGCCCGCCCCGCTCTGCTCGCTCGTCTCGAGCGTGACCGTCAGAAGCGCATCGGCGCCGACGGGCGTCACCGAAACGAGAAGCTCGAGCTCGGCGCCTGTGCGCAGCACGCCGATGTCGATGGCCGAACCGAACCCACTCGCATCCCGAGCCAGACTCGGGGCCGGCTCGATGTCGAGCGGGTTTGCCACGGCTTACGCCGCCTTGGCGCGCGGAACGAACTTCACTTCGACGTGCGCGAGACGAACGGGGTCATTCGCGTGCGTGCCGGGAACGAGCTGGATGTTCAGGAAGGAGGCGGCGTCCGGGATGTCGGCGGCAGAGATCACAGCCGTGATCTTATGGAAGGTCTCCGACGGCACCGAGTCGGTCGCGGTGTCGGTGACCTGCGCGCCGCCGTCCCAGCTCGTGAGAACTGAGAATGTCGCGGCCTCGATACCGCCGCCGCCGGCGTTGTCGGTGCGCACCCAGAGTTCGACGAGCACGTCGTCCCTGCCATCGAAGTCATCGGGTAGGGTCTTCGTTGCTTGGATGATCGTCTGATTCGTCGCGATCCACGTGAGCGACATGATCTCGCTCGTGGCTTCGGCTCCGAGAACAGGCGCCGTGTTCGACGAGAATAGGCCGCCATTCGCGGTGGTGTCCCCTACCGCTCCCGCGGAAGAGACGATACGGAAGTCGTTCAGCGAGAACCCGACCGGCTTGCGGAATTCGTAGTAGTGGCCCTTGGTAGCTTGCGGCATGGTGCTCCGTTGGCTCGCGCTCAGCCGAGCGCGGCAATGATCTTCTTCGCCTGGTTCGACTTGAACCCAGCGCGCTCGAGCTCGGCCTGATCGGCTCCGTCGAGATCTTCTTCGGTCGTGTAACCGACCTTTGCGAGGTCGGCTTTCAGCGGGAAGTCGGCGGCGAGCGGTGTGCCCGGTTCCGCTTCCTGCTTTGCCTGCCAAACGTTCGCGTCGTCGGGAACGCTCTGGAGGCGCTTGTGCAGGTAGAAGCGTCGAACGTTTCGGATCTCCGCCATGCCGACCTCCGCTGCGAGTGCACCGAGCGCCGCGCCGAGCTCGCCCTCGAGCCCCTCCACCTGCTCTTGGAGCTCGGCGACGCGCTTGTCGTCGGTCGAATCGACCGTTGGCGCGCCGCCGCCCGCCGCCTTGAGCTCGGCCGCGTGCTTCTTGCGAAGCTCGTAGAGGGCCGTTTCGTGCTCTTGGTAGGGGATGAAGTCGGGCAGGCGGGGAGGCGGCTCCGGCAAGCCGGCCGCCTCCCGTGCGCGGTGCTCGTGCATGCGGCGAGCGGTGATCATCAGAACGTCAGCGCCCCGATGTAGTTTTTGACGTTGTGCTTAATGGCGACGCAACCCGGTCGGCTTCCACCACGACGGCGGCGATAGAGCTTGGTCGCGTGGTAGAGGTGCATCGCGACGATGTCGGCATCCGCGAGGATGTCGACGTCGCTCTGCGCCCCGAGCCGCTGCTGGTTGTACCAGAACGCGAGCGCGTCTTGCTGCAGGATGAGGTCGGTGACCTTGAGGTTCGCTTGCGCCTTCCAGGTGTTGTCGGCGTTGAAGGTGCCAGATGCGAACGCCACGCTAAGGCCGGTCTTGCCGTTCATGCCGACCAGCGAATCGGCAGCAGTGTCGGTGAGCGCGACCGGCACGCCGTCGTCGAGCGCGACGAGCGTGTTGGAGAACGTGTTTCCGCCGTCCGTGGAGAACTTGAAGTTGTTGGTCGTGCCGTCGCCTGTGATGCAGTCGATCAAGAGCTTCCACGGACCGTTCGGGGTGCCGGTGATCGTCAGAACCGGTGGGGAGGTGCCGGCCGAGGTGACGGCGCCCATCGTGCTGCCGGTGAGCGGAACGAGGTCGGAGACGAGGACCGGAACGCCGCAGAACCGGGTCACCTGACCTTGGCCTTCGGTCAAGTTCATGAGCAAGAGCGGGCGCCCCTGCGAGTCCTTGAGTTTCGCCATGTCGGCGAGGGTCGTCGAGTGAACGACCATCGCAACGATGTTGTCTTGCTCGTCGCCCCACATCGTTTTCGCGTCCACCGCGAGATCCCAGTCGAGATAGACGGGGCTCGTCGCGCTGTAGACGTCGCTCACGAGCGGCGTCGTGGCAGCCTCTACCACGCACAGCTTGTCCATCGCGCGCGTAGCCTGAACCATCACTTGGTTGGCGGCTTCCTGGTGGGGATCGCCGACAGCCGGATCGATTTGACCGACACCCTGAGCCCAGCGGCTTGTTTCGGCCGCGAGTGACTGCCGTGCGACGGTGGCCTGCTCGAGCACCTGCTGAAGTTTGCTCGGGGTGACTGCCGATCCGTCTGCGTTATTGACGAATTCGGCGATCGTTCCGAAGTAGGGAATGTCGATCTTCTTGGCGATCGCGCCAGGACCAGCCGCCATCGTGCCGCTCACGCGGACGGCGCCCTGCGACGCTAGAATCGATCCCATGAAGGCGTTCTTTCCCTTGAAGACGCCGCGAACGGCATCGACGAGCACTTGAACGTCGATGAGGTCGGTGTTGACGGTAATTGCCATGGCTGTTTTTCCTTGGGTCTTTCGGGTGGGCTACGCCGTTCGCGACTCGGCGCAGGCGCCGCGCGTGACGGAACGAGTTGGTTTATTTTTCGTTCGGTAGGGTTCGGAGGATCAGAGGGCGCCGCGCGCCTGAGCGTCTTCGCGGAGCGTGTTGTAGAGCTCGACGTTCTCGCCCTTGAGCTTGAGCCGCGCCGCCGGCGTCATGTCCTCGAACGCTTTGCCGTTGTGCGTGGCGACGCCGCTCGGAGACGAGCCATCGGGGGTGGGTTGCTGGACGACCACCGCGGTCGCGCCTTGGCGGTGCGAGACGGCGAGGAAGCCTCGGAGGTCGTTCACGACCTCGTTGCCGTCGCTTGCAGGGATGCCGTTCTCGTCGGCCTTTACGGCCTTGTCGAATTTCTCGGTGTAGAACTTCGCCTGCGCGGGCGAGAGCTTCTTGTCCTTGCAACCCTGCTCGCGAAGCGCCTCGAAGTCGCGGCGGGAGTTCACGACCTTCAGCTTCTCGACCTCGTCGTGGAGCCCGGCGTTCGCCTCGCTCGACTCCTTCAGCGCACGCACGGCGCCGACGGCGGCGTCACCGCTCGTACCGAGCAGCGCCTCGATGGCGACACCCGCGCGCGCGCTGGCCTGAAGCTTCTTGATGGCTGCTTCGACGGCGGCTTCGTCCGCGTCTTCGGCGAGGGAGAGGGCCTTGAGGATGTTCTTGGGGAATTGCATGTCAGTCTCCTCGACTTCGGGCGTCGGCCCGAGGGCAAGTTGGAGTTGCGGGGTCGCTGGTTCGGGCGCCGGGGGCGCCGGCGACGGTTCGGGGTTCGTGGGCGTTTCGATGGCGGGGTCGCCCTCGAGCGCCGGAGATTCGGGAGCTGGCAGCGCGGCTCGCAGAGCTTCGGGGACTTTCTCGTAGTCGCCTGCCGCAATCGACCGAGCTACCGAGCGGCGAACCGAGTCGAGCGCTCGCTTTTCGTTCGCGGATGCCGCTGCTTTCGCCTTCGCGGGGATGACTTCATCGACGAAGCCGAAGGCCTTCGCCTCGGCCGCCGTCATCCACGTCTCGGCGTCCATGAGCTGGACGACCTTCTTCCGGTCGAGCCCGGAGCGCTTCGAGTAGATGTCGGCAAATGTGCCGCTCACCTTCCGAAGTACGTCGGCCCAGTCCTCGAGCTCCTCGGGACCGCCCATCGCCATGCCCCACGCGTTGTGGACCATGAACCAGGCGCCCTCGGTGATACGGATCGTGTCACCGGCCATCGCGACGAGTGTCGCGGCCGAGGCGGCGAGCCCCATGATGTCGACCTCGACCCGCGCGCCGTGCGCTTGGAGTTCGGCGTAGATCGCCTGTGCCTCGAAGACGTCCCCACCGTCCGAATGGACGCGAATCTTGATGAGCTTCGCCTTCGAATTCTCCTTGAGCTTGCGTCGAACCTGGCTCGCTGAGATCGAGTCGTACCACCAAGACGACTGCGCGATCACCGAGTAGATGTCGAGCTCGAGCGTCTCCGTGCCGTCGCCGGCGAGAGCGAACGCAAAGTTTCCCATGGCTTTGGTCTCAGTACTTGAGTCCGCGGATGCCGGTCGCAGTCGCGCCGGCCTTCACGCGCTTCGTCGCGAAGGGCCAGATCGTGTTTGCCCCAGCGGCAGCGATCGCGATTTCCGAGCCGTCCTGCAGAACGAGCGTCAGGTTCCCGGTGCCAGCGACGAAAATGGCATCAGCGACCGTGCCGGGCCAGATGTCGACGGTGTCGCTGGGGGTGACGGCGGTTGAAACGCTGTAGCGCATGCTTCGGTGTCTCTCGCGCGCGCCGGCGCGAGCCGAAGCGCTGGTTCAGTAGATGGCGTCGCTCGGAACGTTTTTCGCGACGGCGTAGGGCGACGGCGGGAGGTTCGGGATTCTTTCGGGCGCCTCGACGAGCCGCACGCCCTCGAGCCTCGCCATCCGCTCGAGGTAGGCGTTCAGCATCGCCGCGTCGCTCGTATCCACGTCGAGCGCGGGTGCGGGCTCAGGCCAGATCGTGACGTGCGCGCCGGTCTCGAAGTCGTCTCGAAGGATCTGGGCAAAGAGGGTCGCCCCCTCGACCTTGCCGCCGAGCTCGACCGTCGTGCCGTCCGCAAAACGCCAGGTCATGACGACCTCACCATGACCACTCCCGGCCCAACCGGCAAGGGGTCACCGGCCGGCGAGCTGCCCGAGCAGGAAAAGCACCATGTCTGGGTCTTTGCGCAGGAGCTTTTTCAGCTCCACGGTGTCGTGTAGGGCGTGCAATTTGCCGGCGAGGTACTCGTAGCCCATGGAGGTTATTTCCGTGGCCCTTTCCCCGTAGTCCTTGCCCATGTAGGCCTCGAGAAAGTCATCCTCTCTCGCGTACTCCCATGGTTCGTAGCCAAAGCCGAGGTGCTTTGGCTTCTCGCCCGCCGTGCGGGCTTTCAGGAATGCGCTTGACCGGGCGAGGGCCCGCGCGTCGTGGTGCTCGATGGCATGGGCCCACTCGTGGACGTAGACGGTGGGTGAGCGCCCGTTGAACGAGATCCGATTTTCAGACGGCGAGAAGTACGCTCGCTCGTGGTCGAGCCGCGCCACAACCCCCTTGGGTTGGGTGACTCGCTTGTCTGCTGTGAGACCGTAGAACCTACGTGCGCGTTCGACGCTGTCGTGGTTCGGGTTGCCGCCGGTGAAGGGGAAGTTCGCTTTCCCGAGCGGCTGAATGGTCCGCGTGTGCTCGGACAGCGCAGCGAAGAACGTCTGCTCTTCGGTGAGGACGAGTTTTCGGAGGGGCCGATTCCCTTGGCTGTTGAAGAGGTCGACGAACTCTTGAAGCGTCTTCGTTGCAACGCCTGGGTGCCCTTCGCTGTGCAGACGGTTCAATTCACCGAGTACATCGCCCGCGGAGCGGTCGAGCGCGCGCTCTTGCATCGCTCGCCCCCAACCGAGCGCCGGCGCTGCTTCCCCGTACTTCGCTTGGTATTGGTCCTCCCAATACCTCGAGTCGTGTTTCTGCGGCGGCTTCTTCCGCCGGGGCCCGCTCTTCGGTTGCTTCCGCGACTTCCGCTCGAGCTCGTCCACGAGCACGGGGTCGTTCTTCGCGCGGCTCGGCTTCCAGACGGGCTGCGCGTCAGGCGGTAGCCCGAAGCCCTCGTCAGCGTCGATGAGCGGCGGGACGTTGGTGATCCCGCGGTTCTCGGCGTCGGTCTTCCGGAGGCTGCGAATGCCCGACCGGCAGCGGTGATGCAGCGGTGGGCAGTGCGTCTTCCAGAAGTCGTGGTCGGCCGGTAGGATCGTCGCGTCGAGCGGCCGGCAGATTTGCGTCGTGCGTGAATCGAGCACGGCGTCGAACATGAAGTACGGCCGTGCCTCGACGACGTCCGGGTCGTTCATCTGCCGCCACCGGCCGGCGCTGTAGCTGCGCTGTGTTGCGTTGCGGAAGACGGTTTCGGCGTGCGCGTCGTTCCGAAGCGTGCCCCTCACGCGCTTGCGCCACTCCTCGAACGGCTCCCCCGACTCGATTGCCTTCGTGATTTCGTCGAAGACGCTCTGGACCTGCGCGAGCTGCAAGCCCCCGCCGATCCAAAACGCCCGCGTGCGAGCGTCGGTGTCGAGCCTGAGCGCCTCAGCCTTCGTCAGGACCGTGCGGGTTCGGAAGAAGTCGAGCGCCTCGTCGAACCGACCGACTTCGGCCGTTACGGTCCACCGTGCCGACGCTTTCCGCTCGGCGCTCGAGAGCATCGTGCTCACGCGTCCTGGTTCACGGCTGCCCGACCAGCGAGCTCGCCGAGCGCCATCGCCGAGAAGACGATGTCGTTCAGCTCCTCGGGGTCGAGGTCTTGGTAGCGGGCGCGCAGGCGCGCGCGAAGGTCTTCGTAGTCGGTCGCCGCGTCGAGCTCTTCGGCGATCGCTTCGAGCGTGGGCCACAAAGCAGCGATGCCCGCCGCCGTGCTGTCCTCGGTGAGGGCGTCGGCGTAGAGCTGACCCTCGAGGAAGCCTCGACCCTTGCGGGGCGAGTCGCCGGAGGCGAGTCGGACGTGCCGTGCTCGAGCCGTCGGTGCTGGCTTGGCCTCTGGCGTCTCCGTCGCTGGCGCCGGGCTACCCGTCGCGCCCGTCGACGCCGGCGTTGGTGCGGGTGCCCCCGTGGGCTGCCCCGGCACTGGCTTCGGCGGCTCTTCACCGGGGTCGAGCCAATCGTCGAGCTCGAACTCCTCGGTGAATTCCTTCCGCTTTACCTTGAAGCCGAGGTCGGTCGCCTTCTTGGCCGCATCGAGCGCGACGTTCGCCGTCTCGCCCTCTGCCTTGAGATTCTTTTTCGGCTCGACCGGGTAAACCGGGTATGGCGCGAGCTTTCGGTCGCCCCAGTTTCGCTCGGCGTAGGGCTTCAGCGATTGGTCGTGGACCGTCGAGGTCCAGGCCTGCGCGTCGAAGCGTAGTTTCGCCTGGTCGCCGGTTCGCTCTTGCGACTCAGCCGCAGCGCGGCTGCCGTCCTTCACGACGGTCGTGAGGTTTCCGCCGCGGATGTTGACCGCGATGGCTTCGTTCGCCATCTCGATCTGGCTGTCGAAGAGCTCGTTCGAGCCCGCCGCTACCTGCACGAGCTTCAGGTCGAAGCCCGCCGGCAGCATGACGACCCCGTCACGTCCTCGACGCTTGATCTCGTCGGCTAGTTGGCGCCGGATGTCGGACGCCGGCACTGCTTCGTCGCTCGAGAGATCGCCGTCCTCGCCGACGGTGCCGACGAGCAGCGCGCCCTTCTCACCAGCTCGCGCACGGTCTTCCCGCGCGAGGTGCTTCAGAAGCACAAGCGGAGCGAGCGCCCACAGTAGCCCCCACGCCCACGGCCGATTTCGCCCGTAGGGACGGTGCATCATCCAATCCCCGTCACCAGGGACGAGGTCAATCTCTTGGTTCGCGCCCGTCGAGGCCTCGGACTGGATCCACGTCTTCCACGTGCGCGTCGGCCAGTCGAAGCGCAGGTGTTGCGGGTGCCAGAACTCCGGGCAGGGGAGAACGCGGCCTTCGTGCCCCTCGACGAGCTGCCACGTGTGACGCGCCGGACCGAGCCCGAGCACGATGCCCCACCGTAGAATCAGCCCGACTTCAGCCTCGGGGTAGGAGTCCCACCAATCCTCTTCGGCCTCGAGCGCCTTGACGGCACGGTTCGAACGGCGCTTGTCGCCGCTCGCTTCGAAGGTCGGGTCGAGCCCGAGGAGGGCATCGACGCGCGCCCCGAGCGCTCCCTGAACGCGGTCGTCTTTCAGGACCCATTCGGTGAGGTTCGCCGCCTGGGGGAGGTTCCCACCATCAGCAGAAATCTCAGCTGACCGGATCGCCTTCGGCGTCCACGTCGTGAAGACGCGCACGCTCGGCTCGATGCCGGTGCTGTCGCTGGCCTTGCCAGCCTTTCCCTTTTTGGCCGTCGCCATCGTTCGTCATTCGCCCGGCGAAGGCCACGCGAGGGAAGTGTCGTCCGTACCCGTGCGGGTCAGACCGAAGTGAGCGTTTCCGATCGCGTCGGCGTCGTCGTCTTTCTCTTTGCCAGAGCCCGTGAAATTCGCGATCACGTCGAGGAATGGGTAGAGCCACTCTTCGAGCTCGATGAGGTCGGGCGAGCCCTTTTCGTACTGGTCCGGATCGGGGACGAGGAAGCGGCCGGCGTTCCACACGGCCGCAACGTCTGTGTTCGAGACGAGCTTGTCGCCCGGTGGCGGCGAAACCTTGATCGGGAGCCGCGCTCGAATGAGGAAGTCGGCGGTGCCCTTCTCGGTGCCGCTCGCCCGCCAAAACATCTTCCAGCCGCGGTGCTCGACGTGCCGCGCCTTCAGCGTGAGCGCGAACGACGGAGCATCCACCTGCTTCCGATCGACACGGGTGAGGAAGAACCGAGGGCCTTTGCCGTCACGCGGCTCGAGCTCCATCACGACGCCGGCGCAGATCGAAAAGTCAGCCGTTGTCTTCGCCGAGAAACCGAGGTCGATTCCGTAGGCGCCGCGGTAGCCCGAGTTCGGGAACTCTTTCGCGGTGTAGTAGGTCGGCTCGTGGAAGACGGTGCCGCCGCGCGGCCTCGGCCTGCCCTGGTAGAGCGCGGCCCACGCGAACTCGAGGATCTTCTCGCGCTTCTTCTCGAGCGCGTCGACGGGCCACTTGTCCGGGAAGAGTGCTTCGCCGAGGAGCCGACCGTTCGGGTCGTCCGTGACGACGCCGTTGTCGTTTACCGGTCCTTCGGCGAGCGCACGAAGGTTGATGTAGGTCCACTTCTCCTCGACGAGCACGCCCGAGAGATCCTGGGGGTGCCATCGAGTCGCGAGAAGGAAGATCGACCCGCCCGGGTGAACGCGGACCTCGATCGCCTCGCGGTAGGTGTCCTCGACGACCGCCCTACGTGCCGCTGAATCTGCTTCCTTGCGGTTCTTGTAGGGGTCGTCGATGAAGCAGCCGCCGTCGATCGGCTCACCCGTGATGCCGCCATCGACCGACGTGAAGAGGATTTGCCCGCCCCCGGGAATGTACATCTGCGCGAGCGTGCCGCCTACGACGACGCCGGCGCTCGCGAAGAGCCGCCGCACCTTGCGCGCCATCGCATTCGCGCGCTTCTGGTTGTAGGTGACGTACGCCCAGCGAAGGCCCGGGTGCTCGAGCACCAAGAACACGAGCAGCGCGAGGGTGACCTCGGTCTTCCCGTGTTGCGGGGGAGCTGCGAAGACGAGCCGGAGGTCGCCTCCCACGCACTGAAGTACCTGCCGAACGTAGACCCGGAAGTGCAGCGGGACGAGGAGCTTCGGATTCGCTCGACCCCACCACGCCCAGAATCGCGCCTCGCGGTCGCGCTCGTCAGGCGGTACCGGTGGGGACGCCGTTTCCGGCGGTGGCGCCTGGTCGGCCGCCTCCCACACTTCCGCCGATGCCGCCAGCGCTTGGAGCCGGCGCACCTTGGTTAGAATTCGGAAGATCCCGCCCGACATGAGTGCTTTGAGCAGGTTTCGCCGGTTGACGGCGGGTGTTCGGGAGGGCGTCCACGGCGATGATCTTCTCGTTGATCAGGTGCACCGCTCCCGCCACGTCGCGCAGGTACTCGGGTTTGCCCTTTGCCTGCTCGAAGAGATTCTCGAGCGTGTCGAAGCCGATGCGAAGCACGCGGAGAGCCTGCGGGCGCCACTCCTCGGCGAATTCTTGTCTCTTCGCCTCGACCTTCGCGCGCAGCGCGTCGTTCGCGGCGATCTTGCGCGCGGCACGCTTGATCGTCTCCGGATGGACGTCGTAGACCCTGGCGGCTTTCGGGAAGCCGTGAACCTGAGCCATAGCCCAGGCCTCTGCGAGCGTCTCGAGCGGCAGGACCGTCTTAGGCTTCGTCTTCCGCTTTGGTTCCGCGGGCTTGTCCAACATCGACCGTAACCTTCACTCGCGTTCCGCCGCAGAGCTCGCAAGCCGTCGGCGCATCGACGACCGTCGTCCGCTCACCTTGTGCGACGAGCACGCCTTCGATTTCCCGCTCGGCTCCGCAGGTCGCGCACCGTGCCTCGAGGTCGAGGTCGATCGCGATGCCCGTCGGCGCCATGCCGACCGAGCCTACCGCTTCCGCGTCGTTCCGTCCCGGCCGCGTTTGCGTCTGCCCGGCTGGTCTGCCGTGGGCGGCCTCCGGAGTGCCATCGCTTGCCCTGTACCCCTATCCGATCGCGCGCGCGCGCGTGTAATAGTGTGTCGTGGCTGTTCACTTTGTCTCACTTGATGTTCACTTTTTTTTCGATGCGGGTGAGGCGCTGGCGATCTTCTAGAACCATCTCGCGGAGTTCGAGGATGTCTAGCTGGGTGACTTCGCCGAACGCCTCCGGGTCGATGACTTTCAAGACCGCGATGGTCGTCCAGAGCTTCGCGTTTGGGGCGTCGGGGTTCTTCGAGAAGGTCCAGAGGATCCCGCCCTGCTTCTCGTGTTCGGCTTGAAGTTTTGCCCGGTACGCGCGGCGCTCGATCCCCGCTGCGTCCGCTGCAGCGTTGACCGAGACGTAGCCGCGGGGTCTCACGTCGCTTGGGGCTCCTCGCGATCGACCCGGTGGGCGTGGCCACCGACTTCGGCCGCCACGGCTCTCGCGTCCTGCTCGGAAAGGTGCATCGCCCCGAGTTCTAGCCCCTGCAAGCTCGCCGTTCCCTTGACGGTCCCGGTCGCGAGCACGTCGTGCGAACGGTCGACGTCGAACCTTACGAATCGAAGCGCCGCCCAGCGCTCGCCCTCGGGCAGATCCCGCCACCCTTTGCGAAGTACGTGCGTGTAATCCTCGCTCACAACGGTCCAGCCTGTAACGCGAATCATGGTCGCAACCTCTTGGCTTCTCGGAAGATTTGCTCGATCGCGCCCGGCTCGGGCCACCGCTGGAAGGTCGGCGGGGGTAAGCGCCGGACCGTCGGTGTAGGTTCCGGTGCGACGATCTCGGCGGGCGCACCGGGGCGGCGCCGACGGATGACGGCGAGGATGACGGGGGCGCGCTGGTTCATGACGGGAAGATTCTCGCCATCCGTCGGGCCATTTCCGAGTCGTAGCTTCCACGCAGATGCCTCGCGAGGTCAGCTACCGACACGTCCCGAACGGCCATCGCCTCCACGGCTACTTTCAAGGGTCCGACGGAAGCGCTGAAAATCTCACCGAAGGCGTCGTGATGGTACTTCGACGCGTCCACGCTCGGGCCGAAAGCCATCCGGCACGCGGCCTTCCAGTTGTCGTGAAGCGTCGGCGGCGCCCAGATGAACGAGTAGGCTCGCGTCGGCTCGACCAATGCCGGACCTGCGGCGAGCAAAGCGAGTAGCTCCCGGCGGTTCAAGGCTTCACCCTCCTCGGCGCTTCCACCGGCACAAGCCGCCGTTTGCTCGCCCCCATCGTCCCGGCCTGCCGCTTCGCCACGGGGATAGGCCTCGACCGCATCCGGACCTCACTGACTTCTTTCTTCTGGAAACCCCGAGCGGCCTCGTACTCTTCGATCGCCCCGTCGTAGCGCTTCTCGGCGAACGCTATGAGCTCGACGAGCTCGTCGTTTTCGCTGCCGTCGAGCTTGAGCTTCGCCTGCCCGGTGCGGACGAGGTAGGTGACGATCGGCTCGAGGTGTTCCTTGTCGTGCCGTGCGAGCAGGCCGGCGCTCTGCTGGTCGCGCTTTCGGATCGAGAACACGAACTCGGTGAGCGCCTGCGTTCCGTGGCTGCAACTCGAGAGTGCGAGCCTGATCTTCTTGTAGCGCTCGGCCGCCTTGATGAGCCCGGGGCCCGGAACCGGGCACGTCACCTCGCCGTCGATGTAGGGCTCGAGCTGCGTTCCGACATGCCCGCCGACCATCGCCATGAAGACGAGCGACGACCAGGCCGAGCGCTCGCCGAGCGCACCGCCCGACTCGCGGTAGAACCACCCGAGCTCTTCTTCCGATCGGTTTCTTCCTTCCCAGGGTGAGAGGGCGGCTTCGGTCGCTTCGCGGGGGATGGCTTCGATGCTCATGTTTTGAGAACCTCCGTGCACACGAACGGTTTCGGTCCGCGTAGGTCGATGGGTGGCGTTTCGAAAGCTCGGTGCATCCCGATCAGGGCTCCGGCGACGACGCCCGGATCGGTGTCGAAGAGACTCTCGGCGCCGCCACGGACGTCGACGATGGCGCCCGCTTCGTCGAAATAGACGTAGCAAACGGTGTAGATGGCGAGCCCCGGCACTGCCTCACTCGCGTGGATGCAGACGCGATATTCACCGCGCAAGTCGTGCCTCACGTCAATGGCTCCTTTCGATGCTCTGCTTCGGGTCCGAGGGTGAGAAGCAATTCTCGGGCGGTGTCACCGAGCTCGTCGCCGTCCCCGACGTGCACTTCGGCAAGCTCTCGCGCGAGTGGAAGTGCCCGCTCGAGCTTCTTGACTCGCTCGTTCAGGTTCGTTGTACGATCAGCGAGCGCCGCGGCGGTCGCTGGCATCAGGTTCGCGTCGAATGCGTCGTCCAGGAACCGCACGACCGCGCGCGTGAAGCACTTGTCGACGTAGACGTCGCGGTACTTTGCGAAGTTGTGAGGGTGCGCGCGGCGCTCCACGTCGGCGAGCATTACCTTCGCCATCTCCGCGATGCGGTCGCTCGGGCGCGTGCTCATCTGCTTTCTCCGCACGCCTCGAGCGCCGGCGCGCCCACATCCGGACGCTGACACGCAAGCTGCTCGTAGCCATCTGCACTCCGAACCTCGACCGCTGCAGCACCTGGACCTTCATCTCCCGCGAGCCTCACGGTCGAGGACTCTCCCGCATACACGATGAAGCAGCCTCCTGGTGTTGGTCCTGGGTTCGCGAGGACGACGATTGGTTCGCACTCTTGCACCACGATCGATTCGCCGCCGCATGCGGCCAACCAGATGAAAACGAGCCAACACCTCACGCGTTCAACCTCCTCGCCGGCCTCGGGATCCCCTGCGATTGCTGAAGCGCGAGTCGGATGATCGAGACCGCGTGCGCCGCCGGGCTCAGCTCGCTGAGCTTCTCGAGCCAGATGGGACCGCCGATCATGACGGCCCCTCCGCACGAGAGGCAGACGGTTGGCGTCGGCGGTGGCGCGATGACGAGGGACTTAGTCTGTGCGGAGCCGCAGTGCGCGCAGAAGAGCGGCGGGTGCTCGATGCCACGCGGTTGATGCTGGGCTGGGTTCAACGAAGCCCCCACGCCGCGCGCCGGCGCTCACCGTGAGCGTGGGCGCGTTTCCGCTTTTTCTTCTGCTTCGGTTGGTCTCTCCTCGGCTCGTAGTCAGCGACGTGGCGCTCGCGCTCGTAGTACGGATGCCGGTGTCGCCTGTTCGGGTGCGACGAGCAGCAGCCTCCGCACGAGCTCGGCGCCAGGGCGTAGCCTTGAACGTGCTCGACGCGAACGACCTGCGCGGGCGGCGCCGTGTGGATCGTACATGCCTGCAGCGAGACTGCCGCAACGGCGAGCGCGAGTGCCGGCGGGAAGCGCCGGTCGATGTCTCGCAGGCTAGAACGCACCCACCCCGCCATCTGCCAACGGAACACGAGCCGCAGAGCGATCCACCCTGCGATCACGAGCGCGGCTGTGAACGGCGTCATCCGCTCAAAGTGCCAAAGGCAGAGAGCGGTGACCACGGCGACGGCGTCGGCGAATCGCCTCCCGCCCATCCTGAGTTGCCGCTCGGTCTCCGCGCCCTCCTGGAAGGCCTTCTGTCGCTCAATGAACCTTTCTGCGTCAAGCACGGCGCCCGCCTTTGCTCCGCTTCCCCTTCGTCTTCTGCACGAGCGCCGAGCCAGCGACGGCTTCGATGTGACGGTGGACGTCGTGGTGTTCGGCTCCGCCGTCGTGCCGATGCCAGACGAAAGTTCCCGTCTCGCACATTTGCAGTAGCAATGACGCCGACGTTGCCACACGGGGGCTCGTTCGGCGTTCGCGTCGTCGCTTGCTCGTAACCTTCGTTCGTTTCTTCGTTCGTCGTGCCATCAATTCCTCACTTTCATGGGTAGCGCTGCTCAGCGTGCGCCTCCGGTGAGTCCTGTTCCTTGTTCCAAAGCTCGTAGTTGTGCCCTTCCGGCTCGACGACGCGGTTGAAACACGCGTGCTCTTTGCTCCACGAGAGCGGCACCTTCGCGCCCTTCGGACCGTTCTTGACCTTGTCGACCAGCACCGTCTTCGTGCCGGCCGTGATCATCACGCTGCCGTTCTTGCGGGTGACATCCTTCTCGGGCTCGAAACCGATCAGGATCACTTCGCTCGCGTTCGCGACGTCCTTGCACTCACGAATGTTCTTTCGCGTCGGCACCTTCGTCTCGGCGTCCAGCGTGAGCTGCGAGAAAATGATGCCGGCGATGCGTTCGTTCTTGGTGACGTACCGCATCACCTTCGCGATTTCGCGGAACTTCACACGCTCGTCCTGGTGATTGCGAGCGGAGCTGAACTCTTGGAGGTAGTCGAACGCGCACACGTCGATCTTGTGCTCTCGAATGGCCTGGACGAGCGGCCCAGGTTTCTTGTTGTCGCCCCGGAGGTATTCTCGCCCAGCAAGATCCTCGATGTGCCAGCCCTTCGCGTTCAGAAACGCTGGCCGCGGGCGTGCTGCGTTCTCAACGTCAATGATCCGCTGCTTCTCTTGGTCGGTGAGCCTCTTGTCACGAAGCCGGAGGGCGTTCACTCGAGCTCGGCGGACCATGAGGCGATCGCCGTACATTTCCTCGGTGTCTTCGGCCGAGCAGATGAGAACGCGCTTTTCGTTTTCGTCGTACACCGACACGAGCCAAGAGCTTTTCCCGAAGCTCGTGTCGGCGCCGAATAGCCACGTGTAGCCGGGCTTGATGCCACCCGTGATCCAATCGAGCCGGTAGTGCCCGGTCGTGCACGACTCGTCGACCTTCAGGCTGATGGCGCGTACACGCGACGCCGCCAGCACTTCGGCCTCGGAAAGGATCTGCGGCACGCGCACCGCGACGGGCTTCGTCCCCTCCCGAGGATCTCGTGGAAGCGTCCCGTCTCGGTGCCGATCCGCCTCATCGGCGTGCTGTCCGTTCGTGCCCGTCATGCGGCCTCTTCGTTTGCGGTGAGGCGTCGCACACGAGCGCGCCCGCTCAGGGTTCCGATCACCTGCTCGGCGTACTGCTCACCAGCGCGGTCGAGGTGGGTTCGAACCACGACCTCGCACCCGAACGGCACGCGCGCCGCGAATTCGGTCGACCAGCTCCCGGAGATCAACCCGAGCACGGCGAGATCTGGGTTGACGATTGAGCGCACGAGCGCGTCCGGCTCGCCCTCGCAGATCACGACCATCCTCGGCATCACGGCGCCTCGCAGCATCCGAACCGCGACGCGGTTGGCAATGACGAGCCCGGACGCCCGACACCCGGAGGGGGGAAGGCGCTTCGCCGGATCGCTACCCGACACACGCCACGCCCGCACGGAACGACGCTCACCGAGCGCGTTGAAGGCAGGGAGGATCAGCCGGTGCCCCGTCCTCGTCCAAGGCTCTGCGGCTTCCCTCTGCCCGCGGTAGCGCGCCCACGGTGGCACAGACGACCAGTGCGTCTCTGGCCTGAGCGCGCGCGCGGCGTCGTCGCTCGCCACCCGGTGTGGATCTATTCCCCTGCCGGCTAGCAGCCCCGTGACCTCCGGATCCTCGGTGACGGGCACGCATGCGGACCAAAAAATCTCGAGCTCGGCGGTCGGCGGGTAGTCGCGCTCGGGCGCCGGCTGCATGACCGGACGGGCGGCGCGCGGCGGCGCCGGCGCCCCACCCCTAACATCCCGGGCCTCGTCCGGCATGCCGGCGAGCTCGCACGCACGTGCCAAGACCTCTCGGAAGTTTCGGATCTGAAGCCCCTCGACGGCGGCGACGAGATGCAAGGCGTCTCCTGTCCACCCGCATCCGAAGCACCGGACCCCGACCCCCGTGTCGGTCTTTCGGAGCGAGCACGACGGGGTTTTCTCGGCATGCACCGGGCAGCAAATCATGCCTCCGGTAGGGGTTGGTCGGAGCTTCAGGCCAAGCCGTTCAGCGAGCTTCTTCGGGTCTCCGAGAGCTCGGCGAACGTCGGGGACTAGGGTGTCGCGGGTCATGCCTGCCACGTCCCGTCGTCGACGAACGGATCGTTTTTCGCAGGGTTATTTCCATCAGCGAGCAACCGTCGCAGCACCGCCGCCGTGAACGCTGAAGGCCCTGGCCGCTTCAATTTTGCGAAATGGTCGCTCGATTCAGCGAGCTTCCCGGCCAGAACGAGCTCGTCGACCGTGTAACCGTCGGCGAATGCCTCGAGAATTGATCGCAGATCGCTGTCGCTCGATGGGTTGTCTCTAAGTTTTAGGCTTATTCCAAAGGACCAAGCCTTCCCGACCTGCTCTACTTCAGGCCATTTGGAAGGCATTTGCCACTGACCGTCGAATGGATTCGCCAGTATCTTGCGGGCTTTTTCCTGCAAAACCACGATTGCGGGGGTAGGGGGATCTTGGTCGTGGTTCTGTTCTGTACTGCCATGCACTGTACTGAGTGACGCCGTGTGACTCGGTGTGACGCCGTGTGACTCAGGCGTCACGCTACGCGACGATTCGGTCACGCCTCGTGATGCTTCGTCACGCCTTCGCTCTCTTGAGTCCCTCGCCCGTGCCTTGTCGGAACGCCTCGCTTCCTGCGCTTCGATGAAGCGCGTGATGACCAGTGACGATCCGTGACGAACCGTCACGCCTTGTGACAAAAGTCTGGAAAGACCAGAGGAAACTACCTGTTCCGGCAGGTCGAGCAGAACCGTCAGCGCCTCGACGGGATCGCCGTCACCGATTTCGAGGATGCCGGCTCGGTCGACCTCCAGCATCAGGTGCCAGAGCACCGTACGGCCCTCCCACCCGAGGCGCCTGAAAGTGATCGTCTTTCGTCGGTAGAGCCGAACGTATGACTCGTCTTCGAAGTTCAAGCCGCCCTCCACTGCACACGGTTAGAAGCCTCGGCCCATCGCTCCGAAAGACCACCGATGATCTGCCCGAGGTGGGAATTCCCACCGTCGCAACCGCAGGCCCTACAAGCCCACGATCCGTCTTCGGCCAAGACGGACACCCGACCGCACGAAAGGCACTCGAATAGGCGCGCAGGGCCCCAGGCGAACGCTTTCTGGTCGTCTGGGGTTTCGACCCGCTCGGCGATCAAGCCGACAAGCGGCGTGGTCGATGTCGGCTCGAAGAGATCGGCTCCCACGAGTAGCGCCTCCCTCGGCCAGCCCGAGTGCTCGACCTTCCGTTGCGCGAGCGCGAGTTCGTCGAGCGAAAGGGCCGGCTTTACCTCGACGACGATCACACGGCCGGGCTCGAAGCGGATCCCGAAGTCGGGGATGTAGCCGGCGAGATCGAGTGGCTCGTACGTCCAATCCCAGCCAATGAGGTCGAAGAAGGCGGCCCAGCGGGCCTCCAAACGGCTCCGCATTCTGACGCCCTTGTACGTTGTCGGAATTCCGACGTTCGTATTCATCTCGGTATCTCCGAAGCCATCAAGCGACGTCCTCCTCGCTCTCAAGCTGGTCCTCGTCCGGGTCGTCATCCGCCTCGGGATCGTCGAGCAGGCTACCCGGGTCGCGTCGTTCCTCGCGCGCGGTGAGGCGCGGCAGGGAGCGATCCCTGGCGAACTCCTCGAGCGGCGGGACCTCGACGCCGCCGATGCTCGCGATCAGCTCCTTCGCCTGCTCGTAGTAGCGCCGCGTGACCTGCGCGGATGCCGCGATCCAAATGGGACCGCGGATGTCGGAAAACCATGTGCGGTTCTCGATGTCCTTCCCAAGGTGAAGGACGGCGTAGGCCCAAGGTTGGATCAGCGAGAGCGCGAGCGTCGGGCGCGTCATGCGCCCAGTGCCTTTCTGAGCTCGCGCTCGGCCCGAAGCGCCCGGTCTTTCCAGTGCTCGACGACCTGCTTGCGTGCCGAGTACTCGGCGGCGTAGTTGCGAGCCCGAGGTGCTCGGTTGCCTGCCCTGCATTGCTTGCAGTCGTTCCGCACACCGCAGACACGGCGCGGGTCGAGGTCGAAACCGCGAGCCGTACCCGCGACGGGGAGCCAGCGCAGGCAACTAGTGCAGCGCTTCTCGGTGAAGCCGTCACGCGTTCGGAGGAGGACGCGGCGAGCAGTCTTCATGCCGCTCTTCCTCCGGTGCTTGGTGCCACCGTGAGAAACCGAAGTCCCCGCTCGTACGCGAGCCAATTCGCTGCGACCAGTGCATCGCACTCGTCGTCGGTCCACCCCGCTCCCGCCTTCGGCAGGATGGCGCGCACCATCTCGATCACCGCCGCCTTCCTTCCCCGCTGGGGAAGCTTGCCGATCATGAGCTTTCGTGCCGCCGACTGCGGTGCGGCATCGGTAAGCAGGTTCAGCGGGTTTTGCCGGAGCGCGTGCTTCACGACGCCGCCGAGCTCGGCGAGCTTGTCGAGGTTGTAGACGCGCCCGCCGATCGGATACCCCTCGTGCACGACGTGGAGGATCGCGCCCGGGTAGAGCTGAAGGATCCACCGCACCCACGTCGCGACGTCGGCCGCCAGTGAGCCCATGCGGTCGATGAGCGGGCGGCTGTGATCCGTCTCGAGCGTGCGGTGCTTCACGAGCGCCCAGTTGCAGGCGCCGGTCGTGGGGTGGATCCAATCCTCCGGCAAGGCCACGAGACCTAGGCCGGTCAGGCTCAGATCCACCCCGATCACGACGTGGAATGGCGTCATCAGTTCGTCGCTGCCCTGCGGTTCTTGACCTTGCGCTTCGGCTTCTTGGCAGTGGGCAGGTCGGGCTCTTGGGCGGTCGCTTCACCGCTTTCGGGCGGGCTTTCGCCTTCGCTCTCCTCATCCCGTTCGTCGCTGTCGTCTTCGTCGCCCGAACGGCTCTGATCGATGTCGAGGTCGAGCTGCTTTTCCTCGATCGTCATCGCGCGCTCGTGGATGGTTTCGTCCGTGTCGGTCCTGACCTCGACGACGCGTCCGAGCCGGTAGTCGTACCGACGTTCACACTCGACGGGGCCGTACGTGGCCTTGTCCCGGACCTCGCTCGAGATCCTTCGAAGCTCGGCTTCGAGCTCCTCGATTTGGCTCTTCGCTGCCGTGTTGGCGGCCTTCCGGTCGTCTTCCTTTTGATCACGTTGACCGAGCACGTGCGCCGCGCGATCGGCGCGTTCCGCTACTTCCTCAGCGGTGAGGGTGATCCGAAGGCTTCGTGAGAAGCGTTCCGTCTTCACTTTGTCGGTGTTGTCTTCATCCGTTTTCTTGGCTGCCTGTCCCATGTTTCGATCCTTCTCCCTTGTCCGTTCCGTCATTTCACGCAGCGCAAAAACGCGCGCTGCACGACCACTTCACGAAGCTTCTGCGTCTCGTCGATGATCCGCGTCGCCTCGCGCACCCGGAGCCAATCGCCGCGCCCGCGCGCGAACCAACGCTCTTCCTCGAGCTCGGCGAGGAAGCTGTCGACGTCTTCGAGGCGCGGAAGCTCGAGGCGCTGCAAGACCCGGCGGGGGCGTCGAGCTTCATAGATTCCGACGACGATCGCGCTCATCCAGCCGCCTCCGCCTGCGAGCATTCCGCCGCCATCCGCATCCTCGCCCCCTCGATCGTGTACCGCTCAACGTGCAGAAGCTGTTGGATGCGCTTCAGACGTTCGACGGCGACACGCGAGTAGACGCGCTGGCCTTTCTTCGTTCGCCCGGGGCGAACCCACCGGGAAAATTCCGACTCCCAGTAGCGGATCGCTGACGGCTTCACCCCGAGGGTTCGACACACGTAGCCGATGCGAAACCAGAGCGGCTCGGTCATGGCTGAGCCTCGACCGCCGTGAGTTGCGCGAGCGCGTTGTACGTCGAGCCGCACTCGCAGACGTAGACGCCACCCTTCAGCTTCACCTCACCACGACACGACCCGCAGACGAGGCGGCGCTCTCGGACGCGGTAGTGACGGGAGACGCGAACGAGCGTACCCAAGGTTCCGTCGTCGCTCACGCGGTCCTCCGGAGCTGCGCTCGCGCCTTCTGTCGGAAGCGAACAAGGGCGAGATCGTGGCGCGCATCGTCCCGCTCGACGAGCACACGGTCGAGCGATGCCGAAACGGTGGCGAATGCCTCCGCGTGCATGCGCTGTTCGTTCTCCAGGCGCTTTTCGCAGGGGATGGCCGGTGCGTTCACGCCGCCGCCTTCCGTGCGAACCACGCCCGCGCCTTCGCCTGCATGGCCCGCCGCTCGGCGAGCTCGTCACGCCGGCGGGACTCGACGCTCTCGAGGGCGAGAGCGAGCGCCCAAACGGTCGCTGGGCGTTGACTCGCGCCAACGTCAGTACCTTCCACGCACCTTTCGGTCGATTTCAGCCCGATCGGTGAGGTCGGGAATTCACCGAATTTCCCAGCGCTACCCGAGAGATCCCGGGGTCCGACGGCGATTCGAGTCCAGGCTCTGGAGCCTGAATCCCCGCTTCCGTTCGTTCCCGAGTCAACGTTCGGGTCAACGTTCAAGTCGAAGCAGAGGACGGCATCGCAGAGGGTACGCCACTCGAGCTCGGTGTAGTCGTCGATCACGTCCCCCTTCGCATTGTGGGTGATCCGCTCGACTACGTTCTTCTGGGCGCCCCCGGAAAGGCAGACGCTGATGAACGTGTTTCGGGTCGCGTGAAGGGTCCGGTTCTCGACGTTGACCTTCCGGAGCGCCTCCCGGAAACGCTCGTAGCCACGCGAGCGCGAGATGTGGGTGCCGACGATGGTCGGGACGATGAAGTCCTCGAGCGTCGGCTTCCGGAGCATGTAGAGCTCGAAGCCCTCTTCCCACCAGGCATCGAGGATGGCGGCGAGCTCGGGGTGCACGGGCACGAAGCGGGGACGAACGTCTTCCTCGTCGTCGGTCTTCAAGGGCTGGTCGTCGTATTGGGTGTCGACGATGAGCCGGGAAAGCGGACCGACGTCGCGCTGCCACGCCCGCCAGCGGCGCCCGCAGACCTCACCCTCCCTCATGCCCGTGTAGAAGGCGAGAGCGTTCCAGACGCGCTGCTTCCACGGGATCCGCTCGTCCGAGACGAGGAGCTTCGCGTCGTGCCGTGGATAGGGGCGGCGCTTGTTCGCGCGCGCGGTCTTTCGCTTCAAGGTTCCTCGGGGAAGTGGCGTCGGATCCGCACCGATCACCTCGTCGAAGGCCGCTCGTCGGAACGCGCCCGCCATGACGCCGTAGACGGTCGCGATCGACTTCTCTCCGAGACGCCCCCGAGCGCGCATGCGCTCGACGAGCCGGAGGCAATCCCGTCCTCGGACGGCGCGCATGCTCATCGAGCAAAACTCGCCGTCGGAAAGGATGTGGTTCTCGACGAGCTCGCGCTCGTTGTCGGCGCTCCGGTTCGTCCGGCCTGCCATGTAGCTCTCGAGGTAGCTCCGCACCTTGACGTCGCCCTTCACCGTCGGCGTGTAGGTACCGGCCTTGACCTGCGCCCTTCGGTCACGCTGGAGGATCTCGGCCGCTCGCAGGCCCGGCGTCTCCGAGCGTTCCCAAATGGGCTGCTTCTTCCAGGGTACGTGGAACGTCACCCAGAAGGTCACCTTCCCGTGTCGATGCTTACGCGGCACGATCGCCATGAACGAACCTCACTAGGTCGGCGCGGAGAAAGCGCCAATCCCGACCGAGACGGCGGCCGGGGATCTGCTTTGCGTTTGCGAGCTTGACGACGGTCTTGCGGTCGAGCCGAAGGAAAGCGGAGGCTTCGGTGAGCGTCATCACCTCGGGTTGATCGGTGGCGGCTTTCCGTGTCACGGCGTCTCGACCTCCATGCTCTTGCGGCACGAGAACCGGCCCTTGTAGTCGATGTCAGGGTTCCCGCCCTGCTCGATGCAGAACGCGATCGTTTGCCCGATGGAGCCGCGCGGGTAATTGTCGGGAGAGCACGTGGCGCGCTCGCCGACGCCGTACCCGATCGACCCAACGACGAAGACGGTAACCACGAACACGGTGACCATCAGCCACCAGGGAGCGTCATCGTCTTTCTTCACGGCACACCTCGCATTCGACGCCACGCCTCGCGCCCGTCGATCGTTCCACGGCGCAGCGTGCGTCGTGGCCGCTCGCGATCGCGAAGCGCCGCGAGCAACATCCCGACGGCGATGACGAGCGACAGCGCGAGCATCGGGTCGATCACGCGACCCCCAGTGACGGCCGTTCACCCCTGCTCGATCGCAAGCGACGCCCGTTCAGCCGTTGCGACACGTTGCGACATGACGCGTGCGTGCCACGGGATCGCGCCGCCCCTGTTGCGACATTTCTCGAGCCGAAAAACGCGGCGATCACGCCGACCTCGCATGGTCTTCCGAGTCGTCACCGAGACTCTCGACGTACTCGACGATCGCTCGTGCGACTCGTACATCGCGAGGCCTCGGATAGCGCTTCTCCGTTCGGTCGAGGTAGCCGTGCCCGGTGCTCCACTTCCGTCCCCACCGACGAACGAACTCGGCCATCGAGAGTCCTGAGCGCTCGAAGAGCTCGATGCACTCACGCTTCCGCTCGAGTTTCTCCTCCAAGCTCTGGCACCGTTCCTGCTCTGTCGCGTGATGTGGCGCGACGGCGAGCGGCAGAGCCTTGGCCCGAGCTTGGGCTTCTTCCACCAGCGAAGGCTTGGCGAGCGGCTTCACGCGACCCTTCCTACCGAAGCGTCAACGCGCTCCTCGTCCGTCTCGTGGTCGTCGGCGCGCCTCACCGTCACGAGCGCTTCATCGACGCCGAGCCGTGCGGCCCCGATCGTCCTCGCCCCGAACCAGCTCTGCACCGTCACGCGCACCTCGCGCTCGCGGTAGGACACGATCCAGTCCACCGGGTCGTGGGGCGGGTAGTCGGTGTCGAGGCGGGGGGCGGGGGACATCTACGCCGACCTCGGCGGCAGCCGACGGATCGGCGTGAGCAGCGAGAGTTGGAGCGGTGCGTTACGGACGGCTGTTTCCATGTTCGCGCGCCACTGGTCCCACGAGAACGAAAGCCGAGCGATCGAGATGCCGATCCGGGCGACATTCTCGACGTGCTGCCGGAGCTCGCCGCTGAACATGCTGTGATCGGGACGGTTCGCCGAGCGGTTTTGGTTGCGGCGTCGGCGCTCGGCTTGCTGCCCGTCGATCGGGATCGCGAGGTCGTAGACGATCTGCGCGAGGAGCGGAGCCCACGGTGGGTTGCCCGTTCGACGTGGCTCGTGGCGCATCTTCAAGAGCTCGGTGATGAGCTCGGAGAAAAGCGGCTTCGCGCTCGTCGGTGCGTGCGGGAAGCAAACCTCGAGGAGCTTGGCCGACTGCTTCGCCCGATCGGCCTCGACGGCGTCGTAAAAGCCCTGGCGGCGAATCGCCGGAAGCACTTCGGTAGCGACCCAGTCAACAAAAGCCTCGGCTTCGGCCTTGCGACTACGCATCACGAGCTTGTAGAGACCGGCCTCAGTGACGAAAGCGGCTTCTTTTCTGCCCTGAATCGGTTGAACCGATACATCCGCTTGACGGAGCCGCGAGCAAGCATCGCTCACGTTGACGATCCCGAGCACGTCGCACACGTCGGCGGCACAGAAGAGCGGCGCGTCGGCAGTGCCGGCGGTGCGTACCCGGCAATGGCCGAAGGCGAAGGACTGGAGCGCCGACACCTACCGGCCCCCCACGTGGTTCCTCGAGAGAACCGCCGCCCGAAGCCGGTCGAGGAACGGCAGGGCCAGCTTTCGAGAGCGCAGCGGCAGAATCGTGCAGCCGTTCTCGGCGAGCCGCTGGGCCGTGCTCTCCGCGCAGCCCATCAGAACGGCAGCGCCGCGAATCGAGACGCGAGCGTCGTCACACGCGCCCCGAAAGGCCGCACCGACAAGTCGGTGCACTTTCTTCGGCGTGAGGTCGATCGGCACGACACGAGGTCGCCGACGTCGGCTACGGTTGACGGTCTTCGCCATGGGCTACGAAGACCTCAAGGGGAACGAGGACGGAGTTATCCACAAGCAGCCGGAAGCGGACGAGGTTCGCGCGGTTGCACCGATGGTCGGAACGGGAATGCCACACCCACGCAACTGCGTTGTGGCGCGGTCCGAACGGATGGTGCAAAACGGCACGACCATGATGGGGATCAATTCAAGAGGTGCCGGTGGGCTTTTCCTTCTGCTCTGCGCCTTCTTCGGCGTTCGCAGGCTGGTCCCACAGGCCTTCATCGACTCCGAACTCGGACCGGATCTTTTTGGACAGCACGCGGCCGGGGCGCCTCCCGTCCTTCTCGGAGAGAATTCGAGAGAGGTTGCCCCCGTCGGTCTTCAGGAGCTTGGCGGCGGCGTTCACGGACAGGCCGCGACGCGCGATGGCAGCGGCCGTTTCAACGGCTCCGCGATTCATGAAACGGCACCTTACTGCCGAGTGGCAGCACTGTCAAGTGGCAGGAAACGGGACTATTGCCAGGTGACAGTACTTCGGCCACTGACGAAGGCGATGGCGACGGCGAAGAAGCCAAAAGCGAGGGTGTCCGTCGTCGCCCCTGGGTGGGAGGGTTTCGGCCGGCGCTTTCGCCACGCGCTCGAGTCGCGCTGCGCCGACTGGGGCGTCTCGGAGAACGAGATCGCTCGTCGCTCCCACCTCAACAGCGGGGCGTTCAGCAGGGCAAAGGGCGGGCGCGTTGGTACCGGCGCAAACACCGTCATGCTGCTCGCACGCGCCCTCTACGTGCGGCTTACATGGCTCTTGGAGGGTAACGAGCCCTCCGGACTATCCGAGTTCAAGGCCGATCCTGGGCCACCCGACAAGCCGGCACGCGCGACCGGCTCCTGACAACGTGTAGGCTCGGGTCGGAGAAAATAACGCACGGCTCGGGCTCTGCCACTTGACAGCACTGCCAACCGGCAGTAAGGTCCCCTCTGTCACCGAGGAGGACCGATGCCCCAAGCCGAAACGACCCCCGCTTCCCCCGCCGATCTCGTACCCCAGGGCCCGACGCTCGGGATCCCGAAGGCGCCGAAGGTTCCGAGCGGCTTCTACTGCCAAGAGTGCGGCCACGCCTTCCGCACCGTCAAAGCTGCCGAGCGCGCGTCGTTCGGTCCTGACGGCTGCCCGAACTGCGGCGGCGCTGACATCGACCTCGGAAAGCCGGTGTCGTCGTGAGGCTCCGTTGCGGCGCCTACAACGGCCCGGCCTTCGTTCCTGGCCGCATGGCCTACGTGCCGAAGGCCTCGAAGCTCCCGTCGAAGTGCCACCACTGCGGCAAGCGGGGAGGCAGCTACTGCACCATCGAGGATTCGCCCGTCTCGAGGGTCGTCATCGGCTGCAAGCTCTGCGGGCACGAGTTCGTGAAGGTCTTCGGGGCGAAGGCGGTCGTCGAGGCCGAGGGTGAGGTCGTTTCTGACAGGCAGGTGGCGTGATGGGCCGCCTCGAACTCCACGAGCACTGCTACATCACGGGCCCGAAGGCGGGGCGCTCGTCGATTCCTGGCGGGACTCTTGTTCATTCGCACGAGGGCGGCGACCGGCCCCACGAGCACGACGACGGCACGAATCGCACCGGCCCCGGCTCCTACACCATCGACAAGGACGAGTGGCGCGCACGCACGGGTCTCATCGGCGGCGGGCGGAAGAGGTTCACCCGCAAACCGACCGGCAGCCAGCTCCCAGTCGTTGTCGTCGAGCCGCCGCAGATCAAGGTCGTGATCGTCGGCGACGGCGGCAAGGCAGCGGCGCGCGGCACGACCGGAGCTGGGTTCGGCGCGGTTCACCGCATGCAGCTCGCGATGAAGGCCGAGGTCGCGAGCGTGACGCATGTTCCAGGTGGTGAGCGCAGCACTCGAAAGGCGGCTGCACGATGACCGCCCGACTTCACTCCCCCCGGGGTCCTCGACCGACGTCGCCGTTGTTCGATACGGCCACGGCGCTCGCTCGAGGGGCCGCTGTCGAGCTCGTGCCGACCATCCCGGCGCCTGCTCCCGAAGCACCCGACCTCCGCAAGCTTTTCGTTCTGGAATACCGCGCGGGCGACGTGTGGGTTCCGATGGCGGGCGACGCCTACCACGATCCCGGTGACGCTCAGCGTGCAGCGAAGCGCGCGCAGCTACAGGGCAAGACGACGCGGATCGTCGTCTACGCGCCCCAAGGTGGAGACGTGACATGAGCCAGGCGGAACTCCAAGCCGAAGGCGAGTCCCGCGAATTTGCCGACCGCATCATCGGCGCAATCCGACGCGTGGTTGGGTGGCTCAAGCGGAGGTGCTCGTGAAACCGCGCTCGCCGACGCCCAATCACTACGAGATCGCCGCCCGCGAGCGGAAGTCCGCGCGGATCGTGCTCGCGCTCGACGCGTTCGCCGAGGAACGCGGGCAGACGCTCGACGAGCTCCTGACCGAGCTGCCCACGTGGACGCCCGAAGCTTGGGCGCTCATCGCCGAGGCCGCTGACGTCCATCCGCCTTCGGAGGAAACGATCCCAATGATCCTCGCGCTCGTACGCGCGCGCATAGAGCTTGAGTCACGGGAGGAGGCACGGCGCTATGGCACGTGAGGTTTTCCTCATCGAGGAAGGCTACGGACCGCAGGACCGCGGCGACATCTTCCTCACTCGCGAGGAGGCCGAGGAGCTCGACGGTGACTCGCTCGACCCGCGTGAGTCGATCGTTCGCTACATCCCCGAGGATCTCGACGCGAAGGCGGCGCTCGCGTCAACGCACGCGCGCCTCGAGCGCTTCGCTGAGAAGCTTTCGCTCTGCCGACTGTCGGCCGAACTCTACTTCGAATTCGCGCAGATCGTGAAGGGCGCGGAAGGAGGGCTCAAGTGAGAACCACCGGCTTTCGTCTTCAAGCGAACGCTCACCGTGCACGCGGGATCGCCCGGCTCCGATGCTTGGAGCTCACGAAGTATTTGAACCCACCGCCCGACGTGAAGGTCGACCCGGACGTCCAGCGGTGGACGGCACGGGTGCTCGCTCACGAGGCGGCCGACAGGATGCGCGAGGCGCACGAGAGCGTGGGTGGGATCTTGAGCTGACGTTGCGAGTCGAAGCTGGGCGAGCGCCTCGGTGTAATCCCCCTCCGCTGGGGTGCTCGCTCAACTTCGGAATGCACACGAGGAGAACGAACGATGCAGACACAACAGGAACCCACGCTGAAGATCGGCCGCGACAAGGTCGAGACGCCCGTCTCGAAGGTGAGCGATCGCGACCTCGAGTGGTACGCCAACGAGTGCCGTAGCGCCTCGCTTCGAGCGATCGCTTCGAATGAGATCACGCGTCGCAAGGGCGGTGGTGCTCAAGCGAAGCCCGCACAGCAGGCGCCGCAGAAGCCGGCACCGACTGCGCTCGCGAAGGCGCCGACGACCGATGTCGTGGTCGGCTCTTTCGACGCTGCTCGCGCGACGCAGGCGCTCAAGCATGCGAGCGAGCACTATCACCTCGTTTCGCCGGCGACCGTGGTCGGTTCGCTCCCGGAAGGATGCGAAGTCTCGATCTCGCTCGTCACCATCGACCCCGAAACCGAGTGCTTCGGGCTCACCGGCAGAAAGGGTGAACCGAAAGACGACGACATCCTCGGCCTCTCGCGTGTAGCGCTCGACAAGATTTTCGCCGCGGCAGGCGGCACGTGGGTGCGTTCGCATCGTCTCGATGACGGGCGGGACCCGCATTACTGCGCGTGGACCGCGGTCGGTGCGGTGCGGATGTTCGACGGGCAGATCCGTGAGCTACCTGGAAGCGTCGAGCTCGACGCACGCGATGGTTCGCCGCAGGTGGACGAGATCCGCGCGAAGGCCGAGGACCGGAAGAAGAAGTATCCGAACGACCGGAACCACGATGGCGGCGCTCGGCAGCTTCTCGAGCTCCGGAAGTTCCTACTTCGTCATGCAGAGTCGAAGGGGATGAATCGCGCCGTCGCAAAGCTCGGCATCCGACGAAGCTACAAGCGCGGTGAGCTGAAGAAGCCGTTCGCCGTAGCGCGTGTGATGTTCACGGGCCGTAGCAGCGACCCGGAAGCTCGAGCGCTCTTCCAGGGGAAAATCGCCGATAGCTTCCTCGGCGGAACGACGGCGCTCTACGGGCAGCCGCAGGCGCCCGCACTCCCACCAGCTGGGCACGTGCCGCACCCTGCTCCTCCGGTCGGTTCGGTTGGTGCCATGGATTCTGACTTCGACGTGACCGGCGACGAAGTGCCACCGTCGGATCCGGCGCCGGCGCCGGCAGCGCCAGCCGGCAGCGCTACCGCTGCCCAGCAGAAGCTCGAGGGCCTGCCTCCGGACGACGATCGCGGCGACGACCCTAACAAGTATTGAAAGGGACGAGCGTGCGAACGAAACGCTTCACCGTGCTCGCTTCTGGCGATCACCACTGGGACGAGGATCGGCGATTCGACGAGTGCCGACGCGTTCACGCCTTCACGGTCGACCTTGCGCGCGAGCGTGAGGTGGACCTCTTCCTATCGGGCGGTGACGTCTACGAGCGTGCTTCGACACCGACCGAGCGGGAAGCCGTCGCGGAGTGGCTCACGGCGATGGCCGACGTCTGCCCGGTCGTCATCTCGAAGGGCAACCACGACAGGCGCCTCGACTGCGCCCTGCTCGCTCGGCTTCGCACGAAGCACCCGATCCTCGTCGAGGAGGCGGCCGGCGTGCACTACGTCGCGGGCGCAGCGATCGCTGCGATGGCGTGGCCCGAGCGCTCGGTGCTGCTCGCCGCGGGCGGTAGCCAGGCGAGCGCCGACGCGCTCGCGCGCGATGCACTGCAGGCGGTGCTGCGAGGCCTCGGTGACGAACTCGCGCAGCACGACGGCCCCCGCATCCTGCTCGGGCACTTCATGGTCGACGGCTCCGTCGTGAGCACCGGGCAGCCGCTGCTCGGGATGCCGATGAACGTCGGCCTCGCCGACCTCGCGCTCGCCGGCGCGCACCTCGGAGTGATGGCCCACATTCACAAGGCCCAGTGTTTCGACGTGGCCGGCGCGCCGCACTACTACACGGGTTCGCCGTTCCGCACCGACTTCGGGCAACTCGAGCCGAAGACGGTGCTACTCGCCACGTTCGAAGGTGCCGAGCTCGTCGAGGTCGAGGAGATCCCGACGCCGGCGACGGCCATGGCGCATGTTGAGGCGACTTGGAAGCCGGACGCCGGTCGATTCATGTGGGGCGGCGACGACGTTACCAAGCGGGAAGCGCGTGGTGCCGAGGTTCGCTTTCGCTACCACGTAGCGACCGATCAACGCGAAGCGGCGGCGCGCGCGGCTGCCGAGTTCGAGTCCGAATTGCTCTCGCTCGGCGCGGCGTCGGTGAAGATCGAGCGGATCATCATCACCGAGAAGCGCGCCCGCGCGCCCGAGGTTTCACGTGCAACAAGCGCGCGAGACAAGCTCGTCGCGCACTGGGAATCGATCGGCTTCGATCCCGGCGAGCGACGCAGTTCTCTGCTCGAGAAAGCAGACCAGGTCGAGGGAGAGGTGCGCGATGCGGCTTGAACGCGTTCGATTCCACAACGTCGGGCCCTTCCCCGACTTCGAGATCAACCTCCAGACGCTTGCACACGAGGAAAAGCTCGTCGCGCTAGTCGGGCCGAACGGCGCAGGCAAAACGTTCGCGCTCGAGGCCGCGATACTCGGCGCCTGTTACCGCTCGATGGCGACGCAGGGCACGCTCATCAAGCGGGCCCGCGCGCGCGATGCTTTCGTCGAAAGCACGCTCGTCAACGGGCACGCGTACAAGGTGCGGCACGACCTCGACGCCGTGAGCGGCAAGAGCGAGGCGGTCGTGCTCGTGGACGGGACGCCGGCCTACAAGGGAACGTCAGTCAAGACGTTTGACAAATGGGCCGAGAAGCACTTCCCGCCTGAGGACCTGCTCCGCGCCGCTCTCTTCTCCGTCCAGGGATCCGGCGGTTTTCTCGACCTCGGGAGCGCCGATCGAATCTCTGTGATCCTTCGAGCAGTCGGGGTCGAGCGGATCGAGCGGATGGCCAAGACGTCGCGCGAGCGTGCGAGCACGGCCCGCGACCGACTCGACGCGCTGGTTACCCGGATCGCCGACGCGCGCGGCACAACGCTGCCGGAGCTCGACGCGCTCGCGGCGCTCGAGCAGGCGATCGGCGCGCAGACCGGCGCCGACGAGCGGCTCAAGGTCGCCCAGCAGGCGCTCGCCGACGCGCAGGCGCTCGACCGGGACATCGAGCAGCGGCGCGAAAAGGCGAACGAGCAACGGCGCGCCCGAACCAAGCTCACGGAATCGCTCGAGGGCTGGCGCGCTACCGCGGCCGACATCGGCACTCGCATCATCAACAATCGTAAGGTGCTCGATGAGGCGGACGCCGTTCGGGCGGCCGTCGCCGATGTGGAACGACTCACTGCCGTTATCGCCACCGAGCAGGCGGCGGTGCAGACGCAGCAAGCCGAGGCATCTTCGAAGGCGGCGCGCGCGCGTGAGCTCGACGGCGAGCTCCGGGACGTCGACGTCCAGATCGAGCGCTCCGAGATGGTGTTCGCCGACCGCAAGAAGATCGAGGACGCCGAGCAAGCGATCCCAGGGCTCGAGACTGCAGTGTCCGAGGCCGCCGGCGCCGTCGGCGTGGCCGAGGATGCGCTCGAGGACCTGCGCGGGAAGCACGTCGCGGGTGCGGACGAGCGCATCAAGGGGCTGCGAGGCGGGCTCCAAGAGGTTCTCGATGCAGAGTCCGACTACGTCTACCTCGTCGCGACGAGCACGCTCCAAGCCGACGACCAGGCGGTCGCCCTCGCGGCCGAGCTCCCCGAACAGGTCGCGCAGGCTCAAGCCGCTGTGAAGGACGCCCGCGACCGGAAGGACGAGGCCGACAAGAAGCTCGCCGCGGCGCGCACGACGGCAGCACGCCGATCGGCGATCACCGCCGCAACGCAAAACCACGATGCCGCGGCGGCGCGGCGCGCAGGAATCGAGAAGGCCAGGGAGACGGCTGCCGCCGCCGAAGTCGTCGCCCGGGATGCGGCAAGCGACCATCGGGTGAAGCTCGGCGACGCGCGAGAGGCGCTCGTCGAGGTGAGCACGCTGGCCCAGAAGGCCGGCCCGCTCGAGGGCGCCAAGGGGCGGCTCGCCGAGCTCGAGCCGTCGCTCGTCAGCGCACGCGCTCGGGTGGCGGAATTCGAGGCCGAGCTCAGCGCCGCCCCAGTGCCCGAAGACGTGCCGGCAGGGCCCGCGCTCTCGCCGCTCGACCGCGCAGTGCGGGACGCCGACATAGCCGCCAAAGCCGCCCATGCAGCGGCCGTGAAGGCCGAGACGGCACTGGAACTGTCCCGGCAGGTGAGCGACCGCGTCGCGGCCCTGGAAGCCGAGCGCGGCACCGCCGAGGGCGAACTCGCCGACTGGACCCGGCTCGCCATCGACTTCGGTCGCGACGGCATCCAGAGCGCCGAGGTGGACTCGGCCGGGCCCGAGCTCACCGAACTCACAAACGACCTGCTTCGGTGTTTCGGTTCCCGCTACACCGTTTCGATCGAGACGCAGCGGCTCTCAGCCGACGGCAAGTCGATGATCGAAGAGTGCCGCGTCCAGGTGATCGACACCGAGCAAGGGCACGAAGGCGAGGCGCGCGAGTTTTCGGGCGGGCAGAAGGTGATCCTCTCCGAGGCCGTCTCGCTCGCCCTCACGATGCTCGCGTGCCGGCGCGCGGGGGTCGAGCGCCCGACCATCGTTCGTGATGAGAGCGGGGCCGCGCTCGACGCGGTCAACGCGCGCGCGTGGATCGCGATGCTGCGCCGTGCCGTCGAGCTCGTCGGTGCCGACCGGATCTTGTTCGTCTCGCACTCGCGCGAGGTACAGGAGATGGCGGACGCGAGGATCGAAGTCGGCTGAACCAGGGAGAAAAGAGCATGGCAGAAGCGAAAGTCGAGATCGACGAGGACATCATCAGGCAGGCGACGGCTAAGGCCATCGCCGACGCGCTCAGCCCGTCGAAGCGCGACGAGCTACTTCGGGCCGCGATCACCCACGTGATCCAGGACAGGCATAGTCACAGAGACAACAAGAGCTACCTGCAGTTCGCCTTTGACCTGGCCGTCGAGAAGGTTGTCCGGGAGATCGTCGAGAAAGAGGTCGATAACGACTCGACGCGAACGAAGGTGCGCGAGCTCGTTGCAGACGCGTGGACTCGACTCTTCGAACAAGACCAGCGTGACAAGGTCTGCGAGGACATCGCTAGCGCCATCCGGAAGGGCCTGCTTCGGGAGCGGTACTGATGCCGGTCCGACCACTTGCTGAAGCCGATGGCCAGCCCATCGACGACCATGGGCAGTGCGTGATGGTTGTCGTGATGGCGGCCCGCGCGCTCGAGACGCACGACATCGAAGGCGCGATCGAGCGTGCGAAGCACGCGCTCGAGATCGGTCCGTTCTTTCAGCCGACCGCGTGGATCCAGAATCACGAGAAGCTCGAGCAGGACATCGAGGTGCTTCGCGCAGCCCTACCGCTCGTGAAGCTCGCGCGCGAGATCCGCGAACGCATTGAGAAGGGCGAACTCAACGGATTCTCCCCGGAGGATCGCTGATGGCCGACCTACGAGGCGAGGCCCACCGCGAGCGGCACGTCGAGCTTCACAAGATGCTCGACGAGCTCGTCGCCGACTTCCTCCGACACACGAACGCGCTCCCATCCCGGTCGAGCGTGCTCGACCTGATGACGTGGTCTCACCAACAAACGATCTCGCCGGCGGAAAGACCGGAGGACGAAAAGACGTGAAAACCCTATCGATCTCGGGGAATCTCGTGCTGCCGCTCGACGCCGTCACTCAGGCGATCGGGCTCGTAGGCCAGCGCGGGAGCGGCAAGACCCACGCGCTCGCGGTGCTCGCCGAGGAGCTCATCAGCGCCGGCGCGCCGGTTGCAATCCTCGACCCACTCGGCGTGCTGTGGGGCCTCAGAAGCTCAGCCGACGGAAAAAAGGCCGGGCTTCCCGTCGTGATCCTCGGCGGTGAGCGCGGCGACGTTCCGCTCGAGAGCACGGCCGGCAAGGTCATCGCCGATTGGGTCGCGAGCGAGCGCCGACCGTGCGTGCTCGACGTGTCAACGTTTCGGAAGGCCGAGCAGCGCCGCTTCGTGACCGACTTCGCGCTTGAGCTCTACCAGCGCAACCGGGAGCCGCTCCACCTGGTCGTCGATGAGGCTGACCTATTCATTCCGCAGAGGCCGCGCCCCGACGAGGCTGCGATGCTTGGTGCCTTCGAGGACTTGATCCGCCGCGGGCGAGCTCGCGGGCTCGGTATCACGATCGCGACGCAACGGCCGGCCGTCGTGCACAAAGACGCCTTGACCCAAGTCGGCGCATTGCTCGCCCTACGGCTCGTCGGCCCCCAGGACCGCGACGCCGTCGAGGCGTGGATCAAGTACCACGGCGACAAGGAGGGGCGCGAGAAGGTGCTCGCGTCGCTCGGATCGCTACCGGTCGGAACGGCTTGGTTTTGGTCGCCGGGGTGGATGGGCGTGCTGAAGAAGATCGGCATCCGCGCCCGGGAGACGTTCGACTCGTCGGCTACACCGAAGCTTGGGGCCGCGAAGGTGACGCCGCGCGAGCTCGCGCCCGTGGAGCTCGAGGCTCTGAAGGGCAAGATCGCCCAGACGATCGAGCGCGCGAAGGCCGACGATCCGAAGGCGCTACGGGCGAGGATCGCGGAGCTCGAGAAGGCGGCGAAGGTCGGGCAGCGCGACGCGAAGCCCGAGAAGGTGACGGAGCGGGTCGAGGTGCCGGTGTTCGACGCGGATCGCATGTTGGAATTGAAAGACCGCGTCATCACAGCGATCGAGGAGCTCGAGGGAGACGTCATCCGTGTGAAGAGTAAGGCGGGCGCCCTGCTCGATCGATGGTTTCAGGAAGGGGCGAAGAAGAGCGCCCGCTCTTTCGTCGTGAAGTCAGAGAAGGCCCAGCGACCGGCACCGAAAGTGACGAACGGCTCCGGCGAGAAGATGCCCACCGCCGAGCGGAAGATCCTGGTCGCACTCGCGCAGTCGGGAGGGCGAGCCACGAAGCGAAAGATCGCAGTCTTCGCCGGCTACGCCGTTTCGGGCGGCGGCTTCAACAACGCCCTTTCAGCGTGCCGCTCGAAGGGGTGGATCGAGGGTAGCGCTGAGCTCGTGCTACTCGAAGCGGGCGAGACGGCGCTCGGTTCGTGGGAGCCGCTACCGACGGGACGTGACGCGCTCGCACATTGGATCCGAACGGAGGGCAAGTGCGAGGCCGCGATCCTGACCGCGCTCGACGAGCACGGGCCCGAGCTCGGGAAGGAAAAGCTTGCGGCTGTTGCGGGCTACGTGGCCGACGGTGGCGGGTTCAACAACGCGCTTTCGCGGCTTCGGACGCTCGAGCTCATCGAGGGCAGCGCGACCATCACGTTGAGCGAGGAGCTTCGCTGACCATGCCGATGGACCGCTCAAAATATCCGAAGGACTGGACGTCCATCTCGAAGCGCATCCGCGATCGTGGCGCCAACCGCTGCGAAACCTGCAAGGTCCCGAATGGCGCTTTCGTCGCGCGATGCGGCGGAAAGTACATGCTCGAAACCGGCGAGACGTACGACGAGGAAACCGGTGACTACCTCGGGATGACGCGCGGGTCGGAGATGGGTGAGGCACTCGGCGAGCATCGCTTCGTGAAGATCGTTCTCACGACGGCGCACCTAAACCACGATACGAGCGACAACCGAGACGAGAACCTGAAGAGCCTTTGCCAGTTGCACCATCTTCGACTCGACGCCGACCATCACGCCGTGAACGCTCGAGCGACGCGCCGCGGTCGCAAGGCCGTCGGGAACCTGCCGGGCGTGGAATGAAGAAGAAGCACTTCATCCCCGAGCCCACGGTCGACGAGTTCCTGCCGTACTGCCGCAGCGGGATCATTTTCAGTGCACCGATGGTCATGGCGCTCCTCGCAGGTCGAAAGACCGTCACGCGCCGCATCGATCGCCGGTGGCTTCGATACGAGCGCGGCGAGCTACTCTACGTCCGAGAGGGCTTCACCGTGCTCGGCACGTCGAAGCGCGGCAAGTCGCTCTGCCTCTATGGGGCCGACCGCTTTCAGGAGTGGCGTGACGGGCAAATGCCGAACCCCGACAAGAGCCTCGGTCGCCGCTACCCGTCGATCCACATGCCGCGATCGTTTTCGCGCGCCGTGCTGAAGCTCACGAACAAGCCGCGGCTCGAGCGTGTTCAGGACATCACAGAGATCGACGCGCGCGCCGAGGGGGTCGCGAAGGGGGAGCGGTGCGATGCCCAGTGCCGCGAGCCGTTTCGTCACGGGTTCATCGACATTTGGCACAAGCTCCACACGAAGCCCGGCGAGCGCTGGCAGGACAACCCCGAGATCGTTCGGCTGCAGTTCATGAGGGTAGCGTGACGCCGCTCGAGCGCCGCCGCGCGCTTCACGAGCTCGGCCAGCGCGCGATCGACTACTACCTCGACACCGGCCTTTGCGTGTTCTGCGGCGCGGACGACGTCGCCGGCGAGCCCCACGATGACCATTGCAATGTCGGCGAGCTCGCCGGCGTTGAGCTCACGCCCGAGCGAAGGGCCGAGAAGGCGCACCAACGCGCCACCGTCGACGAGTATCTGAAAGGAAGACAATGAACGCACCCGCCGCCGCCACAGCGATCACCAGCATCCCGCTCGAAGACATCGTCGTCGGGCTGAACTACCGCCACCGCCACGGCAAGGACGAGGACAAGAAGCTCGCCGAGCTCGGCGCGAGCATGAAGCAGCACGGGCAGCTCGAGCCGGTGCTCGTTCGCCCTGCCGCGAAGAAGGGCGCGTTCGAGCTCGTCTTCGGTGCTCGGCGGTTCCGCGCTGCCAAGGTCGCGAAGCTCGAGGCGCTGCTCGCCACCGTTCGGGAGATCGACGACGACGAGGTCCTCGAGATCCAGGTCGCAGAGAACAACGGTCGCGAGGACCCTCACCCGCTCGACGAGGCCGAGGGGTTCGCCGAGCTCGTGAGCCGCGGACGCACCCCGGCGTCGATCGCCGACAAGCTCGGGCGCGACGTCGGCTACGTCGTGAAGCGGCTCTCGCTCTGCAAGCTTTCGAAGGCCTGCCAGAAGGCGCTCGACGACGAGGCGATCTCGTTCGGCGTCGCGTTGCTCCTCGCCCGGCTACCGAACACGAAGCTTCAGGACGAGGCGCTCGCCGACGTGGGCGCCGATCGCTGGGAGGGCGCGATGTCGGTCGAGGAGGCCCGTGAGCACATCGAGCGGGACTACATGCTGCGCCTCGGCGAGGCGCCGTTCGACACGACCGACGCGACGCTCGTGCCGAAGGCCGGCGCTTGCTCGGCGTGTCCGAAGCGCACCGGCGCGCAGCGCGAGCTCTTCTCGGACGTGAAGAGCGCCGACCTGTGCACCGATCCGCCCTGCTTCAAGACGAAGGTGGACGCGCTCTGGCAGATCCGAAAGAAGGAAGCCGAGAAGGGCGGGAAGAAGGTGCTCGAGGGCAAGGCCGCACAAGCGGCGCTCTCCCACGGTGGCTCACACGTCTCGCTCGACCACGAGGAATGGGTCGGCGAGAAGCACGTGAAGGTGCGAAAGCTCTTCGGGAAGGACCTGCCCGAAACGACGCTCGCCCGCGACCACAACGGCAACGTCCTCGAGCTCGTGCCGCGTGCCGACTTTCAAAAGGTGCTGCGCAAGAAGATGCCGAAGCAGGCGCTCGAGGAAGAGCGTGCTGGAGGCGACGCCTACAGGGCACGCATGAAGCGCGAGGAGAAGAAGCAGAAGATTAGGCGTAAGGCGATCCGCGCCGCGATCGGCGAGGCGGTCGGGAAGGTGACGAAAGCCCAGATCCCCGAGGTCTTCGACTTGGTCGTTCAGGCCTTCGCGGCGCGCTCGTGGAACGAGGTCCAGCGCGACGTGCTCGAGCGCCGCGGCATCACGCCGAAGCTCGGCGATATCGAAAAGCAGATCCTCAAGATGGCGAAGGGCCTTAAGAGCGACACCGAGATCGCGGGCCTCGGGCTCGAGCTCGCGCTGCGCTCGGGCGCGCCGTGGCATTCGTACGGGAACGGCGCCGGCGGCGGGCGTGAGCTCTGGACGGAAGGCTTGAAGCTCGTCGGCGTGAACTTCGAGAAGCTCGAGCGTGCGGCCCAGGCCGAAGCGAAAGGCGCGAAGGGGAAGCCGAAAGCCGCGCTCGTCCACCTTTACCGCGAGAACGGTACGAACGGCACAGCCTGTGGCGGGCGCGCGGGCGCGAAGGACGGCGCCGGTACGGTGAAGACGATGAAGGGCGTCACCTGCGAGAACTGCAAGCGGGTCGGCCCGAGCGTGCTCGCCTCGGAGGGTCGCGCCAAGCGCTCGATGGGGAAGCGGTGAGGGGCAGCCGAAGCGATCCGGGAACGCAAACGGCCGGTCAGGAATGCCCACGGATGGCTGGCCGTTCCGTGTCTGAACGAAGCGCCGAAAGGCCGCCCCGTACCGCCATGGTGAACAGAGTCTCAGGGCGAGACCCCGTCTCAACGCCCGCTAGCGCTCGGGGGGTCGGAGTGCCAACATCCGACGCGGGCCCTTTGCACGACGCAGGGCGGGTCGCATAGTATGGGAAGCATGGGTGCAGGAACGATCATCTCGCTGAGCGTCTTGCTCGTGAAGGAAGCGGACCAATGGGTCGCGCGCTGCCTGCAGTACGACGTCGCCGGCCAAGGGGATACCCTCGACGAGGCGCTCGAGAGTCTCGGACTGTGTCTCACGGGGCACGTGCTGATGAACGTCCGCGACAAGCTCGAGCCACTCGCGGGATTGCCGAACGCACCGCCGCGCGTGTGGGCGCTTTTCGATCGCGCGTGGAAGGTCGATCGCACCCACCCGTTCCGGATGCCGGCCGAGCTCGACGAGATCCCCGAGGGTCTTCGCGGCTCGATGCCAGAGCCGTGGCAGTTGCCGCGACCGACGGCGAGCGACGTTCGCATCTACTAGTGGACGATGCCCGACGGCGGCGGCGGCGGGCTCGACTGCAGCCCGAACGCTTTCATCGGGATGCCGAGCCGGTTGAGCACCGATTCGACGACCTCGATCGGCAACGGCCCGCCCTTGTCTTCGAACACCGCGCGACGCTGCAGCGCGTGAAAGTTGCGCGCGACCACGGTCAGGCACCGCCGCGTGCCGTCGTTCTTCTGCGCCTGAATGGTGAACGTCTCGCAGTCGAACTCCGCGCAGAGTCGCCTAACGAAGTCGTTCCCCGGGGGCAGGGGCACAGTCGCGAACGCCATCTACCAGGGTTCTACTGAGGGGCCGCCACCTGTCAACGTTCACGGCACCGGCCGGCTAGTCGGGTAGGAACGCCCCCAATCATCGCGCCGCCTGCGTCTGGTAGCTCCGCACGTAGAAGACGAGGTCCTTGTGCGGGCCTTCCGTCACCCGGCACCGCCAGAACGCGCGGGCCGGCACCCCGCCGTCGGGAAGCGGCGGGCGGGCGGCACCGGGCAGCTCCTCGAGCTTCTCGATGCGGGTGCCCGCCGGGAGCTCAAGCGCTGCGCCGCCATCGGCTGGCCAGACGGCTACGCGAACGCTCCGATCGTCACCCTCACCGAGCTCGAGCGGAAGCGTACGAACCACGCGCTCGGTGCTCGTGGGGTTCGGCGTTGTCGCGCTCGGCGCGTTCCTTTTCGTATTCCGCTCGCCACGCCCGCACGCGAGCAGGGCGAGCAGCACGGCACCGAATCCCGTGAACCTCATGATGGGGCGATGGAAACACGAAAGCCCCCGACCCGCGAGAGGTCAGGGGCATCGGCACCGTCAAGGAGGGCGGCGCGTTTCGGTTGTTCGGTCAGTGGTTGGGCTGGTTTCCTGGTTTCACATCGGGGCGTTCGCCGAGCATGACCTTCTCGCGACTCTCACGCTCGACGCGCGCGGCGCGCTGGCTCTGCAGGGCGCCGATGGCGGACTCGATCTGGTTGATGCGCATGCACAAGGACGAGCGGGGTGCGTTCTGGTCGGCGAAGACCGGGCACGTTACGTCGGCGGTTGGTGTCGGCGCTGCTGGCGCCTGGGGAGCCTCCTGGCGGCTCACGAACCAACCGCCGGCGCCGATGAGGGCCAGGCCAGCGAAGAAGGCGCCGATCACCTTGACCATGCCGTCGGTGGTCCGCCACCACGGTGCCTCCGGGTAGGTGACGGCCGCCGCCTGAGCCTTTTTGAGCGCCTCTCTCTGGTCGGCGAGCTCGGTCCGAACGCGGACCAACTCCAGCTCTAATGCGGTCGTGGGCTCGCTGTGGGGCCTTGGATTGCTGATAGGCGGCGGGCTGTCTTTTCGTGGCGGGAAGCGCTTGAGTGTGGCTTCCACGGACGGCATGGGTGCCGACCCGGGCGACGGCCGGAGCACGCCATCAACGCGCGTCGGCTCGTGCGAGGGGGCGCTACGCGGCGTCTCCTGGTCCTTCCTGGGGTCGGGCCTCGGCGGGGATGGCTTTCCGAGCCCGGCCGCCGCCCGTTGTAGCTCACGGGGGTCGGGGGGCCCGCGACGGTCGGTCATTCGGCGAGCTCCGTCTGGACGGCGCTCAGGAGCTCGGCAAACTTGCACTCCTTGTCGAGCGCCCGAAACCCGTCGCGCCGCCCGAGCTCGGCGAGGTTCGCGTCGAGGTACGCGGAAAGCAACACGCGCCCCACGTTCCCGAACGTGCGCCCCACCTCGTAAAGAAAATGGGAGCCCGACCCATCCGGCAGTCGTTCGTCAACTACGAGGCAATGAACGACATGTGAGTCCAGCACACTCCACGCTTCACCGATCGTCGCCGCCGTGAGCGTCCAGAGGCCGGCGGCGCGGAACTGTCGCTCGAGCGCGACGAGTAGAGTCGGCTCGTCATCGACGAGAAGGAGAATGCCCCGCCTACCGTGGCCGTTCTGATGTGCCCGCTGTCGCTCTCCGCTCGTCGGCCTGGAGTTCATGGATGGTCTTGTCGTGCTGGCTGATGCGGGCCGCGTGTCCGTTGGCGATGCTCGTGAGTTGCTCGACCGCTTTTTTCAACTCATCGCTCTTACCCTGGAGGTTCGCGACATCGAGTGACATTTGCTTCACGATGCGCGCGAGCCCAGCGCCGTCGTCTGCGTTGACGTCGACCTGCGCTTGAATGAACTTCAGCTTCGCGTCCGCCTCGACCGTCCAATTCACGAGGCTCCGGCAAAGGTTCTCGATGCGCTCAAGTCGAGCTTCGTCGCTCATGTCTCCTCGATCACCGGGACCCGCGGGGCAGGCATCGGCGGCAGTTGCATGGGCTCGCCTTCCGGGCCGGCGTCGGGCTGAGTGTCGGCGTGACGGAGCCATTGCCGGAGCTCCTCGGCGCAACGCTTCATTGCACGCGCCTCGGCCTCATCCTTCGTGGCGGCGGTGATCAGCCACGAGCCGGCCATGACAGTGAGTTGATCGAACTCGAACTGCGTCATGAGATGTTCCCCGGCAGGTCTGGCTCGGTGACCTCGTCGTCGTCCGTGGACGCTTCATCATTCGGATCGATCCGCATCTGCTGGCGCGCAGCCTTGCGCGTAGCGTCGCGGCCGATGTCGAGCGCCTGTTCGAGCGCGAGCACTTCGTCGGCGTTCCACTTTTGCGGCGTAACGAGATCACGAATGACTTCGACGGTCGGGATCCAGAGCGCCGGCGCCGGTCGCCCCTGCAGGCGCGCGATGAATTCCTTGTGCAGCGACAGCACTCCGCGGCCATACACTTCGGGGTCGGCGGTGAAGTAGCCTTTGCGGTGAAGGGCGTTCACGTATCCGGGTGCGTCGCCCTCGAGCAGCTCGGCGAAGGCGTCCACGTAGCGGCCCGATGCGACGAAATCGACGTACTGGTAGCAGCCGTCAAAGACGTTGGCGTATGCGCGGAAGCGAGTTTGAAAATGACCGGGCGGGTTCTGGCTCGCCTCTGCGACAACGACACCGTTCTTGCCGCTGAGTCTGCCGAAGGGCGAAAACCAAACGACCTTCCCCTGCAAAACCTCGTTGCAGGAATACGTCGTGAACATGCCCTCGTACTTGGGGCCCGCCTTGATGTTGCCTACGCAGTGATTCTTTGAGTAGGCGAGGAGTTCTTCGCCGCGCCGGCCCGACTCGAGCGTCACCTTCGCGAGCGCGAGCGCAAGCACTTCAACCGAGGGCGTTGCGCGCAGCACGGTCGCGAGGGCGGCGGACATGGCAGCCGATGCCTCTTCGAATGTGGCCGGCGTATTGCGGGCTTCAACGTAGGTGGCGAGCATCAAGCCCCGCTCGTGTCCGCGACGCTGAAGATCATCCCCGGCTCGATCGCGACCGACTGACCCGGCGTGAGCGAGCCCGACCGCCGCGCGTCGCCCTTGCGCGGTCCCTGGTAGACGACGGTCAGGACGCATTCCGGCTTGAAGCCGGCGCGCACGACGGCCTCGCTGTAGGAGAGCGTCCGGCCGTCGACGTCGTGCTCTTTGGCGTTGATCGTGATCTTCATTGGCCCCCGAGCTTTCGGTAGGTCTCGAGCCGTTCCGCAATGTCCGGCAGCGTCCCCTGACACCCGCGACCCCCGAGCACCGCGAACGCGCCCTTCACGTCGCCGCGGCAAGTTGCGAGAGCACTGCGCGCCCGCTTCGTCGCTTCCTTGGCCTGTGCCGGCAGCGAAGCGGGTCCGTGGAGCGCACGCCACTCCGCATCGCTCAGTCCGTTTCGGTGCATCTGCCAAGCCCCTCGAGCTCGGTATTCGAGCTTCCCGCCCGGGAGGCGACGAGGATCGCATTCACGTCCTCGGCACTCGCCACGCATGATGCGGAGCGAGTAACGGCTCTCATGGTTACCAAGCGCGACCGTGAAGGCCTTCAGCTTCGTGTCGCCGCGTGCCTCGAGCCCCACCAGGCGGTCGACCTCGGTGAGTTGGGCGCGTTTGAGCCACGCGAGCTCGGGCGCGGTGTCTTCCTTCCAAACAGGAAGGCGGAAGAGCGCCGCGAGCGTGAAGGCGAGAGCGAAGAGCGAATTCATTGCGTCTTCACCAACCGGTAGCCGCCGCTCTCAACCCACGAAGGGAGCGGATCGTGGTTCTCGCTCCATGGGTAGTCGGTCGGGTCGAGCACCCAAAGAACACTCCCGAAGTACCCGAAGCCCGGATCGTGCCGGAAACAAGTCACGCGATCCTCGTCGGATCGCGGCACGCCGCCGTGTGAGCGGCAGCGCTCCTCGAGTTTGACGAGCTCTTCGCGTGTGAAGACACGCCGGCAAAGGGCCCGAGTCCGCGCCATCTTCACGGGCTCCTGCTCGCGCGCGATCTCGAACTCCGTGCGCGGCTTCGGCGGCGGCTCGTCCGGCCAGGCCGACGCGAGCAACCAGCCGAGCGCGACAACGCCGAAGACAACGACGGCGCCACGCTTTGCGAGTGAGTAGTTCATGGTTTCTTGAGTCCCGCGTTGTCGAGCGCACGCTCAGCTACGAGCGCCCGCGTCATCCACGTTCGGTGGTCGCTTCGGAGCAGCCGGTTCTCGGAACGAAGCCGCCGATTCGAGAGCGCGAGGAAGATCGCCACCGCGGACGGGATCACGACAGCGAGCGTGAGCGCCCAGTTCGGAACGTCCGAGGAGGGCACGTTCGCTACCGCTTCGTCCGCTTGATTCGCTCTTTGGCTGCGAGCTTTGCCCCGGCTGCGAGGGCGGTGTTTCGCGCGAGCCGCTCCGCTACGTCGGGCTTTCCGGAGAGTATCGCGCCAAGGACTTTCGCGATCCCGTCGAGTACGCCGAGCTCGGCAGCCTTTGCGAGCGCTTCACGCGCGACCGTTTCGGCGCTCACTGGCCACCTTGGATCTTCTCAGCGCACTCGCGTTCGCGTTCTTCGATCACACGATTGCACTCGGCTTCGTCATTGCCGCAGGTCGCTGAAAGCGCGCCGTAGTCGAGTGCCTCGCAGCCGGAGGGCTGGGGCTTCTGAGAGCCTGAGCACGACACGCCGAGCGCGAGCACGCCGAGCAGCATCGCCAGTCGGACAGTCGAGGGCGGCGCGTCTTCGTCTTTGACCTGCGGCACTGCGGCCACAGGTTCCCCGTTGCTCGGTGGAGCCTTGTTCGGCGAAACGAACGCACGCACGACGAACGCGCCCGCGAGCGAAACGAAGCCGTAGAGCGCCGCGAGCTGGTCGAGTGTGAGGTTGAGGCCGAACGCGACGCCGAGCGTCAGCGCCGACTTCACGAGCTCGCCGAGCATCACCGGCTCGCGAGCGAATGCGGCTGCGATCTTGGACATGGACGTTTCCTTTTCGGTGGTAGACTCGGTGAATGTCTTGGCCACGAGCGATCATCGAACAGCTTGGTCGCGAGCCCCGCGTCGGCGACTGGTGGTGCGAGTGCTGCATCGAGGACCTCGAAAGCATCAAAACAGACGAGGACCTCGCGGCGCTCCGCGAATTCAACGAGGACGGCTACACGGGCCAGCGGTATTGGCCAACTGAGGAAGCCGCGCGAGCCGAGCTCGCAGACGACGGGGCGCACTCGTAGGCGCGCAAGCTAAAGCGGTTGTTTGAACTTCGAGGGCTGGACGTGAATGACCTGATCGGGACTTCCGCTCGGCACTGCGCCGGTCCCGATCGCCCGCACGAGGTAGTCGCCCGACTCCGCGCACAAAACGTCGATATGGTATTTCCCGTCGGCGTCCTTCACGACCTCGGGATGCGTCACGTAGACGTACGTGCGCTCGGCGCCGCTCGGGGATTTGACCTTCATCCGAACGGTCGTCGGGTTCGTTAGCGGCCCGAGCGCGCCATTCGAGAGACGCGGACGAAACTCGAAGTTCACGGCGGCGATGTCGCCGATGTAGAAGACGAGACCGTCGCTCATGGCGTTTTCTTCACGTTCACGTTGATTTGGCCTCGTCCAAGGACCGTCGCAGGCGTGCCGGCTTTCGACATCACGGTTCCGAGCGTCGCTTCGCCGCGCTTCGAAAGCGTCGCGATGGCGTCACCCGGTTTGACCTCGACCACGACCGAGGGTGTGGGATTCGCAGTCGGCGACCACGGACCCGGAACGATTGCGAGGGCAGCGCCCGCCGCCATCGCGAGCGGCGTGAGTGCCTGAGCTGCAATCGCGAGCGTCGGCCTCCCCGAGGTGACCGGGACGAGCGCTGGCGGCTCGATGGGGATGCTGAACGACGGATTCGCAGTCGGCGTGAGTGCCGTCGGAACGAGCGCTGCCCGGTGGCTCGGGTTCGTCGCCGGCGTGAGCGGAACCGGCGAGATCGGGATGACGATCGCCGGGTTCGCCGTCGCGGCGAATGGCGTCGTGACGAGGGCGAGAGCGGGCTTCGGGCTGGCAGTCCCGACGAAAGTCGCCGGAACAATCGCCCCACCCGTGAGAATTGGCTGGGGGTTCTCCGTCCCGGTGAGGGACGTGGGGACGATCGCCGCCCGTTGCAGCGGGCTCTGAGCGCCCGTTAGAGCAGCCGGAACCGCGGCGACCCGGTGCGTCGGATTTGCCGTCCCGACAAGCGGGAGAGGCAGCAGGGCGGCGCTCGGGGTCGGATTGGCACTACCGACCAGCGGCGTCGAAACCACCGCCACACGGGCGCTGGGACTGGTGCTCCCGGTGAGCGGTGTAGGTACGAGTGCGACCCGGGCGTTCGGGTTCGAAGTGCCAGTGAGTGCCGCCGGCGCAATCGCTACCGCTGGGTTCGGGTTGCTCGAGCCGGTCTGTGCCGCCGGCACGATGGCGGCGGTCGGCGTGGGGTTCGCCGTCGCGACGAACTCGGCCGGGATGATCGGATTCTGCGGGAGCGCCGGCTCGGGATTGGCGGTACCGGTCAGCGGCGCCGTGACGATGGCCGGAACGGGGCCGCCGATCGCTGTGCCGACGAACGAGCTCGGCGCGATCGCGAGGGCCGGGTTCGAGCTCGCCGTCCCGACGAGTGCCGCTGGGACGATTGCCACCCGTGCGGTCGGGTTGGCCGTCGCGGTGAAGGCGGCGGGAACGACCGCCGCCCGAGCGTTCGGGTTGGCGCTGCCCGTCAGCGCGGACGGGACGAGCGCGACGCGCGGGTTTGGATTCGCGGTACCGACCAGCGCCGACGGAATGATCGCGGGCGCTGCCGAGTCATCGATGAGCCACCGGCTATACCAGCCGGCGAGCTGCATCCGCTCGCTGAACCAAGTCTCGAGGACGAGGTAGGGGCTGAACCACCCGGACGGCGCGTCCGTCTCGACGGAGAACCGCCACGTGCTCGAGCCGCTGATGCCGCCCCACGGCGTGTCATCGTCGGCGTTCTCGACCGCGCCGTCGTCGATCTCGATGTAGTAGTTTTTGCCCTTCGCGAGCGTGCCGGCCGGATTGACCGTCAGCGTGTTGGTCGCGAACGTGACGAGCGAGCCGTTCGTGATGTCGATCGACTCGAACGTCGAACCATCGGCCAGATCCTTGATGACGAAATTGCCGGAGCCGGCCTGGACGTTGACGTCGAACGTGACGACGAGGTTTTGATTTTGCCCGACCGTGCTCGCGCCGTGCGCGGGAGTGAACGTCGTGACTGCCGGCTCATCCCCGGAAACCGGCAGGTAGAGATAGCCGCGCCGCTGCCACGGAACACCAGGATCGAGCGCGTCGTCGGAGAGTGCGCCGTTGCTGACGGTGTAGTTTCCTCCGACGCCGCTGAGGTCGGTGGTCGCGGTCGAGGCGTCGAAACACGGGAGCCAACTGAAGAGGTTGGCCCATCGAACCGGCTTCCGGCTGCGTGCCTCAGCGATCACCTCGGCTTGCGAGAGCGCCGCCGTCCAGACCTTGAAGAAACCTAGTCGGAAGTTTCCGAAAGCGTCGGCGTTTCCAAAGTCCCCGACAATGACCGTGGAGCTGCTATCGGCATCGGTGGCGGTGATGTCCTGGACACCGTCCAGGTAGACGGTGTGATTGTTCCCCGACCGAACCCACGCGATCGTGTACCACGTGTTGTTCGCGAGCGTGCTGCCGGTGTAGTCGTTCGTGTCTGTGCCGAGGAGCAGCGTGTCGTCGATGCACGCAACGACCGGACCGCCGGACTGGCCGAAGTAATTGTCGTAAACGGCCGCGCCACCGAACGCAACGATGTTGATCCGCGCGATCATCGTCACGGGCTGCACTGCTGGCAGTCCCGCCCGCGTGATCGAATCCGCGTTGTTGAAGAGGACGCTCGCCATCGCGCCCCTGGCTTACTGGCTCAGGACCAGATCCTTGAATTGCGCGTCACCAGTCATCGTGTCGTTCGTGCCGTCGTTGCCGATGCGCGAGACCTTCACGCGCATTAGCTCGCCGGGCTGCACGCCGTCGAGGTTCGCATTCGAGAGCGTGAAGCTCGCGTTGAACGTCTCGCCGCTCGTCCCGTCCGCCGCCGCGTTCGCCTCGACAGCCGTCGCGAAACCATCGGCGTCCACGTCGAAGGCGCCGTCGGCGATGCGCTCGAACTCGAGCCGCACTCGCACGTTGCCGGTCGTCGCCGACGCCGCGACCATCGTGACCTTGCCGGTCACATCCGAGCCGGTGGCGTAGTCGTCCGGCATGCGGAACGAGAGCACGATGCTCTCGATCGCCGCGGCATCGAATCCGATGAACTTGTGATTGTTGCGCGAGACGAGCTCGGGACTGCCTGCCGTGATGGCCTCGAACTCGTCCACCGGAAGGGCAATGAACATCAGGCCACCATCGCCCTTCGGAACGCCACGAGCGCGAGCATGAGCGCCTTCGCCTTCGTGCTCAGGGTGCCGCGCTGCGGCTGCGGGATCGCGTTGTTCAGCGTCGTCGCGTTGTTGTCCACGGCGCCGTCGATCGCGACGATCGCGTCGCGGTTCTGCGTCTTTAGCAGGGAGCCGCCGCCGTCGAGCTGCGCGTCGAGCTGGACGGTGAAGGACGACCCGCCGACGGTGAGCGTGACGGCCTTACCGCGCATGAACGCGCCGAGCACGTCGTCGATTTGTTGGGAGGTGAGGACGGCCATTTTCAGACTCCGTCGAGAAGCGGCGACCACTTCCCCTTGAGATCCTCGATCGTCTGCGCCTCTTCGACCTTCAGCGTCATCGGCAGATCGCGCAGTGTCTGGCGCTGCGACTCGATCTCGTCCGCTTCGTTCTGCTTCTTTTGACCAGACGCGCGCATCCATTTCGCGTCGAGGTCTTCGAGACGAAGCCCCCGCGCTCGGCGCACGCGTTGGATGTGCAGATCCCGTGCCTTGGGCATGTCGTGGCGAATGACACTGCCATCGTCGGTCCACGCATTCCGGTAAGTTCGATCTGCTGGGATGTCGGCATCGGAGATGGCCCGATAGCCGATCGGCTGTGGAGCCCCCGGGATCCTGGCCAAGCGAGCGATTTCCGATAGGACGTTTCCGACCGACGGTTCACGTAGCCAAATGCCAGACCGCTCATCCTCCCAGGTCGCGCCGCTCGGTAGGCTGTTCCCCCGCCCACGCGTGATGAACCCCAAGATCATCACGGAACCGTCGTCGCGCCGCACTGCGAACTTTTGGACTGTTGGGGTCATCACAAATCTCCGAATCCGACCGCGTACCAAGACGTCGGATCTTCGATCGCGACGTTGGTCGCGCTGTTGTCGTAGGTCTCGACGCTGACCGTTCCAGCCGCCTGAGTGCCGCTACGGATGGCGGTGTTTTTCGTATCGGTCACGAGCGTTCCCGTGCCGGTGCGCAGGCTCATGGCAACGATCGCGTAGTGCGACCCACTGAAGTCGGTCGCAATCGTGATGTCGAGCACGCCAGCCGTCGCGTCGGCCGTCGATGTGACGTTGTACGAGGCATTGATTGTGCTGCCAGGCGAGGCCTTGACCCAAAACTTCGCCGCGCTTGGGTGAAAGTGCTGACGCCCCGGGGTGACGAATGTCGTGAGGCTCGTACCGGCCTCCATCTCGGCTTGCGACGCGACGGGGCCGACAGTCGTGTACGGGTTGCCGTTCACGTCGTAGTGGACCCACTGCCCGGTGTAGATTGCCGTCTCACCGGCGAGGAGATTGATGGTGATCGACTCCGACGCGACGGAGCCGTCGAAGTGGTCGATCGTGAAGTTTGCGGCCTGGGAAGCGTGGTTGTTCTTGATGCTGATGAAGTCGACGAGCCGTTGGACGCTCGAGGCCGGGGAGCCGACAAGTGTCGTCTGCGTTGTGTTTGTGATCGACTGGTTCGGCGGACGACCAGGCGTGATCGTGCCCGCGTTGTTGTCGAAGTACCGAGCGATGATCTCGAAGTCGGCGTTCTGATCCGACTGGCCGCGAATCAGGTCGGAGGTGCTAGTGAGAAGCATCGCGCCTTTACGCCGTGGCCCCGAGGAGCAGGATGCCGTTCGTGTTCCACGCGACCGGCTGATTCTGGCCGTTTGGCGTGAGCGGGAGGCCTTGCGCGTTACGAATCAAGCCGACGAGCCTCGACGTGCTTTCGGTGCCGGTGTGGAGGTAGACGAGCAGCGCCTCGACCGAATCGCCGGTCAGCGAGGGGAACGAGATGTCGGCCGCATCGAAGGTGCCGTTCGCGAATGTCTTCGAGCCGAGCGTCTGCGGCGTTCCGATGCGAGCTCCAGACGGCACGTCGTCGAGCATGTCGTGCGCGGAGCTGTAGGTGTAGGTCGTGCCGCCGCCCGACGTGTTGACGCCGACGACTCGCACATCGCCGGCGACGAGATCCGAGTTCGAGGGGCGAGTGAAGAGCGCCTCGGCGAAGAGCGGGTACCAGATGTTATTACCCGACGTGGAATCGCAGAGGGTCTGCGGCGTCCAGACGAGCGCCTGATCGAGCCCACCCGGCACGAGCGGGAAGACGGTCGCGTCATCGACGAACATGACGAGCCGGCTCGTCGCCTCGTTGCCGGTGTCGATGTAGACGACGAACCCCGTCACGGTGTCACCAGTCAGGCCGGTGAAGTCCGGGCACGTCGCGGACATGATCCCGTTCGTGAACGACTTCGAGCCGAGCGTTTGGGCTGTACCGACGCGCGTGCCGGCCGTCACGTCGTCGAAGAAGTCGTGTGAAGCGCTGTAGGTGTAGCCCGAGTCGACGAGCTGGACCTTCACAGTGCCGGCGACGAGATCGGAGTTGGAGTCGCGCTCGAGCGCGCTTTCGAGGTATTCCGGGTACCATGTGCTCATAACTTTTCTTCCTTCAGGTCAGACGGGGCCGTTCGCGTGCGCTGGTTTGCGCTCCGTCGGCCCTTCGTTGGTCTTCTCGATGCGCAGCTACGGGTAGTTCTGGAATCCCCAGAGTTCCCAGTCGCTGCCGTTGAAACGCGCGGTGAACTCACCGATCGCCGTCTCGAGGCCGATGTTTATTTTCCCGCCATCACCAATGATCCCGAGTTGGTTCGCACTCCGATCAAAGCGGCGGATCCGCACCGATTGGCCCGTCTGCACACCGCTGATGTTGAGCGTCTTGTCGCGGTTTGCCGTGAGGGTGCCGAAGGGCTGCTCGTAGTCGACGCCAGTAGCGACCGAAAGTGTCTGGTTCGCATCGGTGAGACGCGCGGAGCGACGGAACGAGGGGCCCACCGCTGTGACGGGTCGCCAACGCTGCGTCGTGATGTCGTAGACGAGCTCGCAGACTTCCCGCTGCTGAATGAAAAGCTGATCGAACGGCGTGGCGATCCGATTCGCCGCAGTCGAGCCAGGTCCCTCGAATTGCAGAATGACGGGCCTCCCCGGGGCCGCTGCGTCGTCCACGTTGGCGATGACGACTCGTTGACGGTCCTGACCTGCGACGAGCCCGGTGATTCGCCAGGGTCCGTTGGCGTCCGGGTTGACGCGAATCAGGCCGGCATCGGAGAAATTCAGGTTGTTGACGTCCGCCGTCAACGCCACGTCGACCGACGAGAAGCCAACAACCTTCGGCCGAATCGCGATGGTCTTCTTCCCATCCGCCGCGTTGTCGGTGATGACGCCGTCCGTGAAGTCCCACCGCGCGCGGCGCGGAGTGCTTTCCGTGCCGTTCGCGAGTGCCCGCATCGCGATGATGTCTTCGACCCAAGACATTGCGCGCTAGCCTGCCAGTCCGATCACGACCGCGAAGACGTTCAACCCAATCTGCGAGTTCGCGCCGGTTTCCCCGAAGAACTTCAGAAGGTAGTCGTTGTCGGTCAGGATCGTGTGATTGATGCCGGTCGCTTGGATAGCGTGCGAGGCGTCGTAAGTCGCCACGTTCCCGGACGTATCCGTCGCCGTCGAAACCTGAGTAGCGGACTGCGGGTACGCGCTCCCGACTGCGCGTGGCGTTCGGTAGAGCTCCCACATCGGCTTTGTTGCCGGAAGCGAGCTGTGCCCACTGCCGGCACAGAACACCTTCACAACGTCGATCTTTCCGAACTTCGGCAGATTCGAAACGAGGAAGTACAGATTCCCAGCGCCCGAAACGGAGTCTTGCTGATAATAGAAGTGGCTCGCGCTGTTGACCGAGATGAAGTTCGTCGTGGCGACAGGCGCAGCGATCGGCACGTCGCTCTCGACGGCGACGGCCTTGCCCGGCATGCCCTCTCGAAGCCAGGCCGTGCGGTTCGCCAAAGCCTGCGCAGTTGCTAGGAATTCCGCGTTGGAAAGCGGATCCCCGTCATCGATCAACGGGACCGGCGTGGTCCACGAAACGACGTCAGTGATGTTCATGTGCTACCGTTTTCGTGCTCTCGGAGAAAAATTCGGATGAAGGTCAGGGTCGGGATATGCGTCACGTGGATCATCGCTGCGTGCGGGAGTGCTGAATCGGAGCACGTGGATGGCGGCGACGCAGGGGACAGCGCTACAGGCGGAAGCGAGATCAGCGGCAGTGGCGGAGTGGTCTCGCCAACGGGCGGCGTTCCGAGCGTAGGTGGTGTTCAGGGTGCGATGGGTGGAAGCGCTGGGAATGGCGACGCCGGCAACGGTGGCTTTGCGACCGGTGGCGTCGGTGGCGAATCCGGTAGCAGTTTCCCCCGTGGCGGGTCGGGGTTCGCTGGAGTTTTTCCGACCGGCGGCTCCGGCTTGAGCAGTTCGAGCGGAGGAACAATCTCGGGAACCGCAGGGGCTCCGACGGGCGGAAGTGTAGTCGGTGGTGCCGGCCAAGGCGGGATGGGAGGGGCCGGGAATCCCGGTGGATTTGCAGGGGCTGGCGCTGGCAGCGGTGGCAGCAATTCAGGCTCCTGCCCAGCGCCGATCGCGGAGTGCCCGGCGAGTCAATTCGTATCGTGCACGACCGTCGCCAACTGCGTTCCCTGCGACGTGGATCACTACCGGTGCGTCGACGGGAGCGCCTTCAACCTCTTCCGGGCAACAGACGGCACTGTCTTCCGTTGCACAAGCGCAGATCCTTCGCGGCCAGACTGCGTTGCTGCCCGGAATGAGGCGATTCTGCACTGCTGCCCGCAGTGACAAGCATGATCACGTCGGAGACGTCACGACGTAGAGACCGCCGAGCTTGAATTCTCCCGACAGCGCGTTCGCGCCGGTCTCACCCGTGAAGTTCAGATAGGTCCAGGCGGAAGGGGCTGGAGGAGTCACCGGAACGGTGAGACCGGTCAGTACGATCGTGTGCTGCTGCTGGTACGCGCCAAGGCTGGCGCTCGGGTCGTTCACGCCAGCGAGTTCGTTGTGCGTGGTGGTGCCGCCGCTGATGCTCGTACGAATCAGGCGAAGGCGCGGCATGGTCGCCGGGAGGCCGCTGTGTCCTGCCCCGCCTGTCACGTACGCGCCGATCTCCTTGATGAGCCCAGTGATCCCTGGAAGCGGAATTCCTAGGTAGAGCGGCGTCGGAGTCGACGAAATCTGCGCGAGGGAAGGCCCGAGGCTCCCATCGGTGATGATCGCCCATGTCGCATTTGCCGGCGCGAGCCCTTGCGTCGGCAGGAACCACACCGCTGTGTTGCCCGGACGAATCCCTAAGATGGCGTTATGAGCGGCCTTGATCCATCGCGCGAGCCCGCGTCCCATGACGCCGGGAGGATTCAGCGCATTGAATGGCGTCTCCTCGTTTGGGAACGGCACGTCGGCCGTGTCACCAGTGATCGAGCTCAGGGCGACCATGGCCGACGTCTTCGCCCCCGTCGCGAGATCGTAGAGAGGATCGGCGCGCTCGCGCAGGTACTTGGTTCGGTTGGCGAGCGCCTGCGCCGTCGCCTTGTGCTCGGCGTTGCAGCACGGATCCCCGTCGTCGATGACGGGGACGACGCTCGTGAAGTCATTCTGTTCTTCGAGGTTCACGCTTCAATCACTCCGGTTCCGATGAGACCCACCGTGCCGCCACAGAGCGCGCCGCTGCCTCCGTTCGGCACCGTTCCGCAGAAGAGATTCGTGCCGCAGATGGGCCCGTCGATCTCGACGATGATCTGGCGACAGACCTCGTGCCCAGCCTTGAACGTTTTCATGATGTAACGAAGTTCGTCGATGACTTCGGGCGCCGCCGTGATCCCCGCCGTGTGCTGCCCCGCGATCGCTGGCGTTGATCCAGCGAGGCGCGGTGGATCGAATGGCGTGCCGTCGCCGGCCACGACACCAGACGCACCGCAGAGCGCACCGCCGCCACAGAGGAAGAAGCTCGAGCCGTCCGCATGGCTCGCGAACGGGAGAAACGCCCAGATTTGAGTGATGTGATTGAGCGGCGTGCGATCCCATTCGCGGGGTGAATAGACCGCGGCGCTCTCGTAGCCTGCCGCGCCGAGCTCGCCGAGGAGGCAGTCGGCGGTCCCGCTCGACTCCCAAATCTCGAGCGCACGGCCGAGGCGCTCACGGTAACCCTCGTCGTCCTCCGCGAGGTAGCGGCGAAGCCGCCGATCGCTACCCTGGTAGCCGAGCACGTCGCTCGGCTGCCCGGCGATGAGCCAGAGCGCTTGCACCGCCGTAGCTGCGCCGAGCGCGATGATGTCGGCGAGCAATCCCCCGACGAGGCCCGAGAAACGCTCGCCGAGTGTTCCCTTCCACGGCCGCGCTGGGAGGCGGCGCGCGATGAGTTCGCGATAGTTGCCCATCAGGCCGAGAGGAAGGTGATGCCGCTGAGATCACCGGGTTCGACGATCTCGAAGGCCGTCAGGAGGAAATCGGTCAGCCCCGGGAGGCGCACGGACACTACGCCCGGGATCTGGCTCATCGCAGTGATGAGCTCGCTCACCGGGAAGACGCCCGTTGTGGATGGCTGGAGAATCACGCCACCGATGTCCACGGCACCGCAAAAGTCCTGGATCGCGTTCAGTACCTCGCTCTGCCGTGCCGGCGTGTTGAACGCGCTCAGGATGTGCACCGTTCCGACCGGGTTCAGTTGGAT